CGAGCAATAACAAAAAAAGCCTCAACTGGGAAGTTATCTACCTCTAAGGTATTTAATATTTCCTCAAACTGAGACTTAGTTATATGGATAGATGGGGAACGTTTAGTATTCATAATCCTGAGGTTTATTAAGTACTCTATTAATGGTATTTGGGTGTAATAACAAGATACGACTTAAACTTCGTTTATTATAACCTAACCGATGTAAATACATGATACAAGTATGAACTTCTTTAGTAACTACCGACCGAGGGGATTTAGAACCTCTTTTACCATATAGATTATTCTCTTTACCATACCGAGGCTTGGGTAAAAAGAAATTCCCATTACGTATACAATCAGAAGTATTCATCTTAGGAGTACCCCATCTTAAATTAGATAATTTATTATTTAAGGGATTATCATCTAAATGTCTAACTATATTATACTCATTGGGTTTGGGGTTTATAATCCAAGCTAAAGCTAATAATCTATGTAATGGCCAATTTTTTCCTCGAATGGTAAGTCTTAACCTACCTTTATTAATCTTAGGTATTATTTCATACCAAACACCCCGTTCTTTCAAAAATACTCTACCAGAACGAGTAATTAAAGAATCTTGAATACCCGGGATGGGTTTGACAGCTTTAGGTATATTTGATATGGATACCTTAATTCGATTTTTTATATTCATGTTATTAATATATTATTTTATAATATAATAGGAACTCCCTATTTCAATGAGTTTCTGATTGATATCAATTCTTGATAACTTTGGTACCTGGTAGCATATACTAACTTAAGTGTCTGACTTCTCCCTAAATCATTTACGTCTTTTCCGTCTGGTAAAAACACCACCTTGACTTTTTTATATGCAACAAGCTTGAGAGCCAAGTTGATGGCATATTCTTTTGCGTCTGGGTCCAACAATATAATAAATCTTTCGCATTGGGATTTAAGTAACTCATTGACTTGGAATGCAGATATAGCTTTGCCCATTGTGGCAATTGCTCTATCCCCAATTGTGAGAGCATTAAGTGCCCCTTCGCAAATGAATACCGACCGATACATCTCCAACGCATCATGATTAAAGATGATAAATTGTTTTCCCAAACCGGTGATGTCTTTGTCTGGGTTATTATATCTGGGCCCTTTGCCGATAACATTTCGAGCATTGTAATACCTAAGTTGTCCTCGATAATAAAACGGGATGATAAGGTACCCATATGTTGAGCCGCTTGTTCCATATCCGATACCACATCTTGAAAACTTCTCGATATTAAAGCCGCGTTTCTTGACATACCCTCGAATGCTTTTTGCAAGTTGGCTGTCTCCAAGCGAAATATTTCTAAATCCTTCAGGGAGATATACTGGCTTACTTTCGGCAAGCTCGATTTTCTCTTCCTTAAATTGAAGTTCATCAAATTGTCCATTGTTCAAAAAATTAATTAGTTCATGGTACTCAGTAAATCCCTCTATGTCCATTATTAGTTGAGCAGGGGAAGGATGGGCATTACATCTAAAACAATTGGTTCTATACATAGAAAGGTTAACTCCCAACTTATGTTCTCTCCCACAATAGGGGCAAGTTGGTATACGCACCCAGCCCCTTCTATATCTATAACCCCCCAGTCTAGAAATAAAATAATTATATAACTGGGCTTTAAATTTATTAGTGATTTTCATGTATGCCTCGGTATATTAAATCTACGTAAATAATTGTTTAGGGTAGTATGTCCAATAGAATACTTATCACATATATCTTTAACTTTCATACCATTCTGATAGTCTTTGATTACAGACGGGTAAATATCCTTAAATTTATAGTTTCCAAATCTTGGCTTACCATGAGTATTTATAATACGAGTTATAGATGAATCGGAAACCCCAAATTTCTTTTTAAGGATTGACCTGGGTTTACCAAGATTGTATTCATAAAGTAAACAATTAATACTAAATTCGTCTAGTATGTCTCTACCTCCTGGTTTAAACCTACCATCTTGAATACATTGTTGAGTATTTTCTTTATAAGTTCCCCAATATAAATTCTCTACCCGATTATTAGTCCTATTGTTATCCTTATGACATACACAAGGTTTATTTTCGGGATTGGGGATATAGGTTAATGCTACCAACCTATGAACTAAATGAGTTGAGCCATTTATCTTGACCCTTAAATACCCTTTAAATAATCTGGGCTTTAATAAGGTATTATCTTTAAATACCTTACCATCTTTTGTTACTATTATTTTCATACTCTCTTATAGCTTTCCTAATTACTCTTCGAAGTTTCTTTAAATCCTCTAAATCTAAATCGTTGATACAAGTGGTTTGCCAACCATTATGGGATATTTCTAAAACTACCCCATCAGACCATCTATCTTTTACTATTTCTATTTTCTTTGTTTTCATATCTTTTCTTCCCACATCTCATACAGTAATATTTTACATATCGTTTCTCATAATACTGGGCTTTTCTTCTCCCACCTTTCTTAGAAAAGATTGCCCTACGAGGTCTCTGTTTAAACTCAGCCCAATGAACAGCTACCCATTCATGATATCCAAGCTTACATTTAAATGTCTCCAGTAGTCCTTTCCCTTTTCTTAGAATCCGCATCTGGATTAGTGCTCTTCTTAAATTGTTCATCCAACTTACTACCATATACTTCATCATATTGTTTACGTTGTTCCCTTGTAAATTCCGTACATCTTTGCCTTTCGACATCGCATTTGAATAATGCTCTACCGGAAGGAAGACCATCCCTTTGTACTACTATCTCAGCTCGAAGAATATTATCTTTCTCTTCTTGCTCAGTAGAGTTAAGACCCATGATAACCTGGGCATTACGAACAATGGCAATTGAACCAGAGATATCATTCTCATCATACCGAGTAAGCCTATGCTTTTTACCTTCACGAGTAATGTGATGAGCAGTCCATATAATGTCTAAATGTAATTCCTCTGCCAGATTCTGAAGATCTACGTATACATTAGATATTCTTTCGAAATCTTCCCTATCCCCCGCTATTGATGCAAGTTTACCAGCGTAGTCAACCATAAGAACTTTAATATCGATTCCTTGATTACGAAGTTGAATTATCTTTTCCCTTATATAAGTGGTATTAGTAATCATTGCTGGTACACGCTCAACCACTAATTCAACTCCAAACCTTGCAAGTTTCCTTAAATGCTTTGCCTCAAGTTTATCATATTCACCCGAGTATAATTCCTTCTTGGTTTTATTAATACTGGATTGAATAAAACGGTCCATGATTTGTTCTTGGCCATTTTCTGTATCAATATATAATACTGACTTCTTCATTCTGAGATAACCTCTTGCAAGGTTTACCATAAAGAAGGTTTTCTTTGCCTTGGGTTTATCTAGTATCACATTAACAGAATGCTCTGGATAACCTCCTGCATTAGTTAGTTCATTCAACTGCCTAAATGGGCAAGGTATAACTGAAGGTTCTGATTGTCTTCTAAACTGTCTCTCGGTAATATCCCGAATCATATATAAAGGTTCATCTTCTTTCTTAGGTTTACTTTTCTGAAGTACCTTTTCAATCTTCCTCGAATACTCTTCGTATTGTTCGAAGTTATCCAAATCGAAGGAATCATTTAAGTTCTTCATCTCAACATAAGTAGAGAACTGATATATCTTTTCTTTTATATAATCAGAATCCGATAGGGGTATATGATAGAGATTACTTATTAGTTTATTGATATTGGGTATATCATCTTTAGTTACCAAATCCACATAGGTTTTAGATTCTAGTAACTCTTTTAATACTTCCTTTAGAATATTCTCAGAGGGCATTCTGCCTTGCTTCTTAAAATATTTTGATATACCCTCGAAGATAAGGGAGTGTTCTATGAGAACCAGGTAATTGGATTTAATCCTTTTGAGTACTAATCCTCCTTCCTTATCTTTTAAAACAAACCTGAGTATCTCGAACTGAAACTCAGGAGAAAAACTGAACTTGATGTTGTCTTTAAATTTCTTCATATCTATATTGCAATATTATATAAACTAATAGATTTTGATAGTACCGAGATAGTTCTAAGTATGTTGACATCTATCTAGAAACTACTAATCCACTACCTTAAGCTCCCGAATATTTAATATTATTATTTTATATAAGAAAAAATACTTATATTTGCATAACGAATATTTAAAAACATGGGAAAAAGTAAAGGAAATAACGGTTCAGAGCTTCATCGATTAAAACCTATGCAAGAATATGATGAAGCTACTTTCAACAGACTTTATAAAGTTTGTAAGCCAGTAATTAGAAACCTTACCAGACAGATTGATTATAAACGGTTTAATCTTACACCGGATATTATCCAATCTTATTTCTGGGATAAGATGTTATTTGTTTTCAACAAATACTATGGTGAATGTACTGAAGAACATCTTAAAGCAAGAATCCTTGCATCACTTAGTACATTCAAAAACAAATTGCTTCGTTCTGCATACGGAGAACAAGCAGAGTATAATCAAAGCCTCTTTAAACTTGATGACTTATTCGACAATGACAAAGAATTAGAGGATGATACCGAAGAAGAAAAAGCTAAATCAGAAATGCTTGATATGATGTATACATATATGAAGGATAAGCTTTCTCCAGATGCCTATCTTTTATTTGAGGTATTAATTACTCCTCCCCCTTTTATCAAGGAAAGGCTTGAAAATAGTACTCGAATAACTAATATAATGCTTATCGAATTTTTCGAAATGCCTAAGACTAATGAATCTATGAGATACATCTCGGAACTTAGACAAGATATACAATATTGGGAAGACCGAGCTAAAGAAGAACTTAAGTATTAACACAAAAGAAAAGGGGCGTTTCCCAACGCCCCCTCCCTAATTGATTTTTACTACGCAAAACACAGATTGTAAACAAATGTTTACTCTTAAACAATACAAATAATACACATGAGTTTTAATACTACTAAATAACTAATAACAACTTTATGATGATATTTTTTGGATATATCGTAATGTAATAGTCGGTGGCAATTTCTCAATATCCAAAGTTTCTACCGAAGTTTCTTGTAAGAAAGATTCCCCTAATAGGTTCCAGCTTACTACGATAGCACCATCTTGAATACCCTTGGTAGGAGTCCCTCTACCGAAATCTCCATTCAATCCCGTCTCCCTATTAAAGAAAGATTGAGGACGAACGTTCTCCCAGTTATTGGCATTATCTTGTTTACCTTTAGATACACCAAGAGCATGCCTATGCTTAGGAAGGTCATCACCTTTAATTGAGATTAGGAAGTTGCCTTTAGTTGGAGTATAGTAATCTCCAACATTCTGTAACATTACTTCATCCCCAATTTGAACACCTCCAGCTTGGTAACCAATAACTATTCTACCAGCTGCCTTAGTATATTCTGCCCAACCATCGGGTATTACATCGGTTTCCCAAAGAATAATAGAACCGATTGGTAAGTTAGCAGTACTCAGAGATTCAGAGAATTCTTTTCTGATAGCCTCAATTTGACTATCAATGTATTGCTTGATATTTAACTTAGTACCCGATTCATCTACTACTGGAAAGCCTGAATTTACTTGTTCTAATCTTTTCACTGATTCCTTCATCATACTCTGGGCAGCAGTAGTATAAGGGATTTCTTGGAACTTACCTTGATAAGGTACAATAGCAAAGTTCTCATTTCGTTTGGTCATGGCATCAGTACCCTTACCATATACTCCGATAAGAACAACGGAAGTTTTATTATTAGAGTAATAAGGGCAAGCACTCTCTACCATCTCTAGAAGATTGCTATAGGTCATATCATAATTGGAATATATATCATTATTAATGATATCCGGTGTACGATTTTCTTCGGCAATCGGATAATAAATATCCAGAGACTTTTTGAACAATGTGTAAAAGCTTTCGGAAGATTCATTCCAATAAGCTACGAAATCTACGGGGTTATCTACAGGTTCGGAGATAGTAGTGTGTACTGCGAATAATAATACCTCTTCTGTTGAACCTTGGGTACCTTGGATATTCTCAATGGTAAGGGTTTGTTCATCAGATATAAATACATACCCATCCCTTGAAATACACCCAAAGTTTACATCTGGCAATTCCCCATCTTCTGAAGCCTTTGCCATATACCTTGCCATAATCCTATCCTTGATTACATTGGCATACTTACTTCCAGCAACTCCCTGAGGAGATACCACTAACTTGTTACCATTTATGGTAGCTGAGCCAAATCCACAGAATGGTCCTAAACCAGAAGGAGCAGCAATTGCCTCTGCTGCTTCCTTTGATTTAATAATACCTTCATACTTAAAGTACGTCTTCATTGTCCTTAGTATTTTTAAATTGATTCTTTTGTTCTGACATATCTTTAAATGCTTCACCTACATCCTTGAACTTGAGGGTTAACAATTTAAAGAGTATTCTCCATATACTGTACCGTTTCTTAATACCATGTATTTCACAGATGTGTCCATATATACTATCTACTTCGAAACAGTAGCATATTACCATAACCGTTATTGATACCACTATTGGGTTCATCCCATAGGGTTCCCCAATAGCTTTACCAAGTACAGCACCAAGTAGAACATAACAGATATAATCTACTATTTTGTTTAGAGTTCTTCTTCCAGCTCTAGATTTTCGAATTTCGATTTTCTGTAACCTACTTGCCGATAACCCAAACCATAAATCTGATAGGATTAGAATTATTGCAAGAATTATCATCCATCTCAAATCATACAAGATTTGTGTACACTCTCCCAATATACCCACAGTGAGTGTCTTGAATAAAGACTGAGTTGTGGTCTCTGTTATTCTATCGATTGTTGAATTTATCATTGTTCTACTATTTGCCAAGATTGATTACTGTAAGTTGTAATGGTAAATGTTTTCTCTGAGAGGTCATCATGTTCCCATTCTAACTTTTGAGGACTAACACTTAAAAGGTCTGCATCTACTACGGTGAACTTAGTTCTCTTCGAAGTATCTACCACTGATTCGAATATATACTCTCCAGCTTGTGCAGTTACAAATTCATAACCAGCACCACCTGCGTCATAAGTAGTTACTTTACCAACTTCCCTTATTCGACTATCGAAGTCAGGTTTATTAGAAGTACACTTGATTAAAGTAGATACCTGTTTAACATTCCCCTTTAATTCTGCATAAGGGGGAGTACAAGAAATCTCGATGATTGTAGGATAATCTTCCAGTATTACTTGACATCTTAATGAAGAACCATCATCTGCCACAAAGGTATAAGTCCCAGCCTTGGTAAGAACAATTTCCTCATCAAGGTTATAGGTTTCCCCATTCTCATCACAAGTAGCAGTACCACTTACATTGACCTCATTTTTCATTTCCTCAAGATGGAACTTACAAGCAGACTTCTCATCCAGTAATTGGTATACTGCATAAGTATCATCTATCTGATCTTCTGGTAATGCCCAGTTGGGTTCTTTCCAATGACTGTCTGTAGCATCCGAAGGTACTATCTTTAATTTATTCTGATATACTACTGGAGAATTATTAACTACCAAAGTAGTCTTAGCAGTAGGGTAAGCTACAGACTGGAAGGTATAAGTCCCTGCCCTATTTGCAGTATATACATAACCATTCTGAGCATTAAAGGTTTCCCCAGTTTCAATTACCCTTACTCTGTAATCATCCCCATTACCAGAAATACGTTGTATCTTTACTGTAGCTTTTGCAGAGCCATTGAATAATGTGACTGTTGGTGGGCTAACAGTAATTCGATATACTGCAGTCTTACCAGATACTACTTCGAATATACCTACACCTTCATCGGTTTCCCTTTTATCCAGTGTACATTTAAACTTATAAGTACCATAACTATTAGCAGTAAACTTATCACCGTTCTTAAACAACTTAGTATCACCCATTAGCCTACAATATAGTTCACCAGTAAATGATTCTGGGTAATTCGATTCGATGGTAAGAGTGGTAGTAGCATCCTTGATACTTTGCTTATCCCCAACTCTAAATTCAGAAGGTGTACATCTTACCTTATATGTAATCTCTTCTCGAGTTACAACAAATGAAGTTTGCTTTACTGGGAACTCTACAATCTCAAAGATGTAGGTACCAGGCTCTGAAAATTCCCAAGTTGAGCCAGAGACTTTCACTGTATCAGTACCGGATAATCGTACATTACAGGTTTTCACGGTACCCTTATAGGATACGTTTGCCCTTACTACTGTACTTACTTTTAGGTTAGTAGGAGTTATCTTTCCAGTAATAGGGTCACAAGTAATAGAATATACTCGATTATAAGATTCTTGATTAACCGTGATTTGAGTTACCTTAGTAGGGTCTCCCACACTTCTAAAATAATAAGTACCTGCTCTGGGTATATTAAAAATGGAACCACTTTCGTGTTTAGTGTAACCCCAATTTATATTATCACTGGATATCTGATATCTTAGGTCGGCATTTATCCAATCTGAAGTTACAGTTACCTTTACCGGTACTTCATATACCTCTGAAGTAATAAGATTGGGTTGGTCCGGATTTACTAACTCAGCTTTAATTGTATACCCATCATTTACGGTAAACCCATATTGAATATCGAAAGATACATGATAGGGTATGAACCTTTTAAAGAAAGCCTCTACGGCTTCTCTAAATTTTCTGAAAGCTGCCGAGTTCGAAGTATATCCATGACCGGTAAGTCTAAAGGTTACCGGTATACATTGAGAACAATCGAAAGTATTATCATAGGTATACTTATCGTCATAAGGGTAATACTGGTCAAAGTGCGGATTACCTTTTACCCAACCATCATAACTATCAGCCTTTGCAGGGTCAGTTACTACGCAGGTTAACCCATACAGCCTCATCATTATTTCGAAGAACTCAGAGGTACCTCTTATTTTAAAAAGAGATATCGAATACTTCAGGATGTTTCTTACTTGAGTACTGGTTAAAGTAAAGGGCCCCTCCTTTGGTATTATCCAAAGCTTAGATAACTCTTGGAGTTTAGCATCAGAGTAGAACCCATTAAAGTACTCTGCCCATTTCTGTGCATCTATAGTGTTCCCATAAGCAAAGGGCATTTCTCCGAGGAATTGCCAAAGGAAATTGAGATACATATCCGGAGCCTTATCTATATCAATAATGTCTAAGATATTCTCAATATCCTTTGTAATGTAATCTTCAAAATGCTCTCCACAAATTTCTAGAAACCTCTCTAAGATGCCTTTGCCATTTACCTTATATGTATCTTGAGCTTTATACTCGAATGGCAAAAAGTCGATTAGATTTTTGAGGTTTATCATTATACAATTTCTTTTACGGTTAAAGTCAATTGTGAAGCATTTTCGAATACTGGTAAGTTAAAACCGGGGTCTTCATAATCATGGTTAGGTTCTGATACCGTAATAGAATACCGATAGCCCGATTGATAGCTGTTGTTCTGAATGTCCAAAGAGAAATCAAAACCATTAGCTTTATCGATAATCTGGATAGAGCTACCAACTGAGCCAGTAGTTACATAACCATTTGATACCGAACGTACTGTAAAGGTAGTTGAGGAATTGAAGGCTATGTAGTAGGTCATAGAACCCTTTGCCTTGTTTAATTTAAACTGGCCCAGGTTTAATTCCTTATTACCATAGATGGTAGTGGGCCATGGTTTAATATAAAACTGGGTAAGGTGAAGGTAATCTACGGTTGATAAGTTATCTATTAGGGCATATATATCTGATAACCTTACGCTTCCACCTATCTGAGCTTGCTCTGGAGAATAGGCATTGTATAATGCTGTAAGAATTTGAGTTTGTATCTCTGCAGTCTTATAAGACTTCTTACCGGTAACATCCATCTCTAGAATAATCTGAACCTTGCCTGCAGATTTAACCTTCAACCATGTGGTCATAGGAGCTCTTTGAGATAATAGATTGTATACCCTATTGATTAATTCAGAAGAAGCAACAGCTCCACCATCGGGGCTAATATATACTGTAAGCTTTCTACCGCATTCATAATCGGCTTTAGCTTTGTTTACCCCATCAACCAACATGGCCAAACTTTCGAAATCCTCTTTGGTAATTGCTACTCCCAAAGTCTTTACACTCAAAGGTATATGTTCTTTGAGCATTGTAAAGTTTTCATAGTTTGAACCACCTCCGGCATCGTAAGCATTACTTACGGTAGCATCAGTAATTGAAGAAGAGATTACTGAAGGTACAGAAGTAATAGTATTACTCTTTACATTACCCTGAGTACCATTGGTTAAGTAGAATACCACATTGGTTATTTTTGCTCCTGCTGCAGGCTTCTTACCAAAGGTACCATCCCCAAACATTATATAAGGATTAAGTGCCTCATCTACTGAAACCATAAAGTGTTTGTCTGTAGGTTTGGATTTTGCAAATGTATCTACTAATACCCAAGTTTCCCCACCTATCTGCAATGACATAGAACCTTGTTCATAATACTTACCATTGGGTAGAGTACCCAGATGAATTATAACTCTATCTCCAGTAGGTATTACCATATTATTTAAAGCACTTGCAGTATACTTCTCGTGTTGAACTATAGGTACTTTACAAGTAGTTACATTTGAATACCAAGTTACGTCTCTAGCAGATAACCAGGAATTACCACTAGAATCTGTAAACAGAGTACCTTGAGGTATAGTTAATTTAGCTCCGATAGAATTACCAGTAATACTTCTGGATAAGATTACATCTACTGTAGCAGCAATTGCTGCTCGAGCATGATAATCTACCAAAGCCCCATGTTTAACTACCGAATCATACCTTCTTGCCGTAGATAGGAAAGTTTCCCTTGCCATGTTATCTACATAGTAGTGAAGTACTTCGGCAATTGCCGCAAATAATGAGAGGATGATAATTAAGATGTTCCCCTCCGAATAATCCGTTATGAGTTTCTGACCTTGAGGGTCTTTGAGTCCCATAAGGGATTCAACCAGCTTGGCCTTAATCTGTTGATAAGACCTCTGGTATGGGTTAAGCCATTTATTTGTGATTCCCATATTATTGTGTATTTAATGAATTATCCGACCGGTCATAGGTGATATCGAGGTACTGACTAGAATTTGTTCCATTTACTATATATGTTACTTCTATGTGTATTTTTGCATCAACTCTAGTAACCGTGATATTTTGGAAGGTTATCCTTTGTTCCCAAGCACCTATGGCTTGTTTTAAAAACTCTTTAATTATAAAACTTAGGGCTTGTGAGTTTGGTTCCTCAATACATTGCCATAGTTTACTACCAAAGTTTTCCTGTCGAAATCTCTGGCCTATCATGTAGTATAATATCGAACTTATATTATCTCTGATAAGTTTGAAATCTCCATTTACTGGGTACCAACCTCTTTCACCCTTTTCATTAGTTGTAAGTTGGATAGGGTAAGTTACACCTATACCAACTAAGTCTGTAAAGTAATTCTTTTCCATTAGTGTATGCAGGTTTTATCTTCATAATCGTCTACAACGAATTGTGAGAAAGGTTTAATTACTTGAGTTACTGTAGGACCTGAAGAACCGGGTCCAGTAGTTACACCTGAGTGTACATGAGAATTGAACATACTGCGAAGTTGTTCTAGTTCTTGGATAGTTTGATTTAGTTTTTCGGTTAATTGAAAAATATTGATTACTCCACCATTTTCTCCAGTATTAAGTATCACAGAATCACCAGAAGATATGTTTATATCTCCATCGGCATTTATTACTATTTCTTTCTCTGAACGAACATTTACAGGTCCATTGAAATGTAAATTGAGTTCTCCGTTATCATCATCTATTACTATTAAGTTTCCTTCGGGAGTAACTACCCCCATTTTATTGGGACCATCCAGAGGTTGGGGTATTTGAATCATTCCCCAACCATGGTATTCCCAGAGAGGTTTAGTTGGGTCCCCAAATTCAAAAGTAACAAATACCGTATCTCCCACTTTAGGGGCTAAGAATTTGAAACCAGAACTAATTGAACCATGTTGTCCTTTAGGATATGCCCAAGCAAATACTCCACCCATTACCTCTGGAACACATACCTTTACCCTGTTCATATGTTTCTCTACATCGTTATTATCAATAACAATGCCACGATAAACAGAGTAATACCGACCAAGACCCTCTAAGCCTTCGTCGGTTATTATCTTTGCTGTTTCGTAACTCATACCCTTATTTTTCTACATAGATTTGACTTGCAATTCGCTTATGCCTTTTAGCTATGTCTCGGTATACTCGATTAGCTATGGCCATATAATTAAACTTAACCCCATAATCTTCAGGCACTTGGATTTGTTTAACTGATATCTTACCAGGAATTAACTTACCCTTAGAGGTAACTGTATTACCTGTAGATAACACTATACCCTCTGCCAAGGCTTGGGGATTATCGGCATTTACTTCCGTATAATAAGCTTTCTTTCTAATGAACTCAGCTTGACCCTTGATATCAATTATGTCTCCCTTATCATTCAAGAAATGCTCATTGTAATATACCTTCTCATTATAAGTAAAGTTAAGATTAAGATTCTGAGAAGTACTTAGGGCTTTTTTATCTTGCCCCTTTTTAGTTTTAGCATTAGCTTTAGCATCATTAGCTACAATGTTTTGAGTAGATAAATCAGTTTTAGAAGTTACAGAGCCAGACTTGGAATTGTTCTTTACTAATTCCATATTAGTTATATACCCTTGACCAGCGTCCATAGAATGAGTACATTGTTTTATATACCAAAGCCCTGACCAACGTTTTCCTACGTTATCTATACGGATTATTTGAGAAGTTGCTAGCATAGGTCTACCTACTACCTGAAGTTGACATACTAACCTTTTCTCAGTTTGCTTTAAACCACCATTGGCATTAGCATTAGCTGCCCAAGCATACTTATCGGCACCACCGTATCTACTAAATAAATTATGGTAAAGTTTATAAAGAGGTACCTTGAGATTTACCCTTTTCATATGTCTTACCTTAACCCTCTTACCATATTGGCCTTGACCATAACCCTTAGTAGTATCAACTTCCATATCGGATAATACTTCAGTATAGGGGTCTTTCTTTAAAGCTTCGAAACCTCTCTCTGAAGCAGGTAATATTCCAGCTTGAAAATTGATACCAGAAGCTATACCCGCTCCTGCTTGTTTAGAGGTATAACCCTCTGGGTCATAATCTAAGGGGTCTACATACTCTTCTACCATAAATTCCATACCATCTTCATCTTCGAAAAGATACATTTCGCATTCTAATAATTTCTTAAGATTAGCTTCTAATTCTTTACCATTCTTAGAATTTCTTAACACTTGTTTAAGGGCATTCTTCTTATCGTCAGGTAACTCATTAGCTGCTTGATTAATGGTAGCTCGTACTTCTTCGGTAGACATTTCATCGAATTTTCTTTGCTTACCTGCTTCATAAGCACCTACTGGACCAACTGCTTCATATTCCTCTACCCGCTTTTTATATTCTGCAGTTTTTTCCATGTTATACTGAAGCTGAGTGTCCCAAGCATCCATTACCTCTGTAGGAGTAGTAGGATGACTTCTATAATCTTCAAACCCATTGCCAGTAATATTATACACCATAAGGTTATCTACCTGAGCCACAGGAGGTCTTAAAGCTAATGGAGGTTTATCCTCTGGCTCATTTATATTAGTTGATAATACCGATAAATCTTTACTATCTGGGTCTAGAGATGGAGCCAATACTGCTTTAACTCTTTTAGTTATTTTCTGAGTAGCAAAAGATACTCTAAGTACTTCCCCATTCTCTCCTTGATATGTATAAGTACATACCGGTTCTTCATGGAATTTCCGATTATGTATATAGATAACACCATCCCTTGAATCCACATACCATGGCCCATTAGTATACCCTTTCATCTTCTGTTCTAATTGAACTAAGACGTTCTTGCCCACTAATCCAAAGTCACTATCAATTAAAGCTTTCAAGTCTTCTGGCATAGCTACTTCTGCTACTCCACTGTATTTGTTAGCATAGAGTACTTTACCAGTAGTAGTACGGGTATTCTCTGTGGGTACCTGTAGTGACTCGTATACTTTATTACTTATTATCTGTTGTTCCATTACTGAAATATTTCTATGATTACACCAGTAGCATTCCCACATCCATTGTCTAAATAGGTAGATAATTTATAGCCTTCCATATCCGAATGGACATAAGCAGGTTGATATCTTAAATCTCCCGAAGAATCAATGCACTTAATAGTTACATGAGTACCTGTAGAATCAAATACGGCTTCGAATTCCCTTACCTTAATTATTTTTATGGGCCCAGATATAAATTGACCATCTGGGTATATATATCCCCACTGAAGACAAATATTTTGGTTCTCCTGAATCTCAGCAATGTCTACAGTATCGGGATTACCCGTATCGAAAGTAATAGTAGCCAAGTTTTCTTTCTCTTCATCGTATCTATAACTCCAGGTACTTATATACGCTCCAAGGGGTATACCTGTAATAGGATTCATTATAGGCATACCTCCAAAATTGAAAAGGGCCAAATATGGTTGGCCCATTCCCTTATACAATATAGGTTTCTGTTTAGCTGCCATAAGTCGGTATTCTTATTAGGGTTCCCATTTCTAATTCCTTAAAAGGATTCAGTATCTTATTAGCTTCAGCTATAATGTACCACTTACCAGAATCACCATAATACCTGAAAGCAATGTTTTGCAGAGTTTCCCCATCTTTAACAGTATGTTGAATATCGTTAGGGGATTCTGGTACTATTGGAGGTTTAGCCTCTAAGGAATAATCCCCATCGTTGTATTTCAGAGCATAGGCATTATTATATGGGCTAGCTCCCTTTAGGTATTGGTTAACATCAATCATATTTAATACCTCCTGTCTTTTTAAGTGAATCGGAATTTATAAAATCTCCATAGGATAAGTTATATGCACTTACTCTCTTGAAAATCAATTCTTGAGTTGCTGCTGCAGGCAATAACCTACCATTACCAAAAGTAGCTGGCTTTCCGGGTATCCTTATTCGATAACCGTTCTGAAAGTTCTTCAGAGTATAAGTTGCTGAGGTAAGGATATAATTGTGGTTATCGAATATACCAGAATCCCCCCACTCAATCTTAACAATCGGGGGAGCAGCCTGGTAGCCATTAGATTTAGACCATGCCTCTAATAACCTACATTTATTGATTACCTCTTCTGGATTTTCTGGGTCATTACAGTACCAAGACACATTGAATTGAATAATGTCTTCAGCTCCAGTAAAGTGATACATTGGTACATTGCGACCCATTGATTTAATGGTTGCCCATGTAGTTTCTCCTCTAAAATCTATTTCTGGAGGTCTATTCTGTAAGGTAATGTATTGAGTGGGGTTAACAGTCATGTTATATATCCTTACTTCATTCTGATATATAACACCTGCTTTAGCCTCGAAATTTCTGTAATTAGTAGTATTCTTATTCCCTTTTGCTGGGTCTACTCCTTCACCTTCTTCTAATCTCGGAAATTGTAATTCCATTCTCCATTTAGCTTGGAGCTGTTTATTTATAACTGGATTCTTAGAGGATATCTGAGCTTCTCCCATTACCCCATTTGGAGTATAGAGTTTACCCTTTGGAGCATCATCTTTCGGGAGAGGTGAAGTAACTCGGTTAAGTAATATCCGAGCTCTCCATAGCTTATTTAAGGGACCAGTAAGAACACCTGCCGTATCTCTTGTAAGGTCATTGTATTTTTCAACAACCTTACCTGCTGCTTTATTTAATACTCTAGCCATAGTGTTTTAGTTTTATATTCCCATTACAAATGCAGCTCCAGTAAAATCTTGTTGAGAACCTGGAGCATAATCTCCAACTGCTTGACCATCTACTGAGATATTGATACGAGAATCTCTCATGCCTTCCTTGATAGCTAATCTAACAGCATTAATAAATCTCTCTTCATTCTGGGCTCTAATGGTAGTTGGGTCTTCTTTCTCTTTATTCTGAGCTTCAGTATTCCTATCTACTGAATTACTAAGGTAACTAATACCCTCAATTAATAAAGGAAGACCTACAGTAATTGCTAATCCCCAGGGTCCACCGAGTAATCCCATAAGTCTACCACCTATAGAGGTTAAACCTTTTATAGCACCTTGCCTAGCCACTTGACTACCAACTTGGGCACCTGCTCCAGCTAAAGCCCCTCCAGCTAAATTACCCGCCATAGTAGTTGCTAATGGTACTCCAGGATTTGGTGTCTTAACATATCTTCCGGTTTTAGTGTTATAAAATCTACCAGCAGAATTCATACCAATACCGCTTGACATCATTTGGAGTTGAACCATGGTTCTCATAAGGTTAACCATCCTTACCATGTGTGCTTCCATAATGGCAAACTGAGTATTAGTTTTTATTGCTGCAGCAGACATACCTTCAGTAGAAGCAGTAGCAATAGTCTGTAAATACCCAACAGACCTAATAATACCTCTTACAGTATTAAATCCTGCAACAATAGTACCTACTACTACTGCAGTAGCTCCTACTCTAAGACCAAAACCTCCAACCCAAGTTTCTGAGATAGAATTAATTACTTTGATTATAGAGTTACCCACATTTAGTACTGGGGTAAAGATTCTACCCAAAGCTGCACCTGCGGTAACTGTTAAGTTCTCTATACTTGATTCGAATTGGTCAATTACACCTGCATCGGTTTTAAGACGTTCTTCATTGAGTCGATTTACTGCCCCAATGTTTTGGTCATAAGTAGCAAGTATCTTACCCATCTTATCTCTACCAGAAGCAATATCCCTAAGTACGGGGAGCATACCACGATTACCACGAACTCCAAAGATATTGAAGAAAGTTGGTGTTTCAATTCGTGAAGGTAAATCTACTGCAGCCTTAGCAAACTTCTGATAGATAGTATAAAGGTCTATAAGATTACCCTGAGCATCGAAGAATTCATCTGGACTTAAGCCCAGGTCTGCTAAAGCGTTATAGCCTTTCTTTTTTTGGTTAACAAGAGAGAGTTGTAAGTAACGAATCATATTGGCCAGTGAGGTACCTGCCATAGAACCCTGTATACCCATATCACCCAATACACCAATAGCAGCAGCCGTTTGCCGAAGGTCTACTCCAGCAGTTGCCATATCTGCTCCTGCATAGGATATGGACTGGGCTAAGTCTGTTAAAGATATATTTGCATTAGTAACTGCAGTATATAAATCATCGGTTACTCTAGCGGCTTCTCCCATTGGGATTTGGTACATTGACATGATATTGGTCATCAAGTCAGCTACACCACCTTTCTGTCCCACTGGCATTGTAAAGATTGAAGCCAGCTTGGATGCTGGCCCAATCATTTCTTTAATAGCATCGAATTTATTACCTGCCATAGCCAGGTATCTTTGTCCTGATGCAACATCCGAAGCAGTAAGAGGAGTTATCTCATTGACATCTTTTGCCAATTGTAACATTTCTCTTTGTTCTGCAATGGTGGCACCAGCAATTTTCGAAGCAGTCCAAACTTCATTCTGAACACCCGCAGAGTATTTATAGGCCCTTGCCATTCCCCCTACGAGCTGCATTCCGAAGTCCATTGTATTAGAAGCTGACATCTGTATACCTCTATTCCAGGTATTCATATCATTCATCATTGTTCTGAATGACCCAGATATCTTGCCAGCTTCTTGAGAGAATCGGTCTTTTAAAACCATGGCAACACCGACCTCTACTATACTCCTACTGGTATTCATAATTTATTTTCTTTTCTTTAATTGTTTATAATATTGCTCGGCCATTTCCTTGAATATTTTCCTTATTCGATACGGAAGACGTAAAAAGCCGAAATAGTCTAAGGCTATCTCGGCTCTGGTGATATAAACAAAATCACTCTCTAACATTACTCTTCCGTCAGGTAGAAAAAATTCGGTGCCCAAACTATAGGATAAGTTCTTTCCTCTCCAGTGGTTGGATTAGTGATGTGAGACTCACCTTTGAAAATGGGGTCCATAGATAAGATATACTTTCTCATCTCAGCCATATCCTTTGCAGTAAATGGGGTAAAGTTTTCTACCTTTTCCCAACTACCATCAACCTCTAAGTAAAGGTTCCGACAAAGAAGAGGAGCATTCTTAGTTTGCTTATCCAATGGCAACTTCATGAAATCTTGTTCCCCCTTACCCGTCATACAATCGAATTTAATCTTCTTGCCAGAGGAGAGAACATATTCATGGTTTATCAATCTAACCCCTTCTGGATAGTAAGGGATAGCATCGGGCTTTTGATTCAAATCATCCTCAGTTGGAGCAGTACCGTAATCGAAAAGGAACTCATGAAGGTCTTGGCCATAAGTAACTTTACCTCCATTCTCTTTGCCCCAATCATATTCAAATTCTACCTCATCCCCCAAAGAGAAGATACGAGAATTGAAGATAATAGCATAACGGTCATTGACTGGTAAGTTAAGGGCATCATCTACGGTTAATTTCCCATTAGGGGTAGCAGTAGTTCTAATTACAATTGCTGCAATGAACTTGGTAAGGTTCATCAAAGTCTTCATGTCTGAAAGGTTACTGAGAATATCTTCATCAGCACCATTCTGTTCTCTGATTTCATATTCGAAACCAGAAGGTCCGGTAAATCTAAATGTTCTAAATTCCATAATTTGATATATTTAATGTTTACAAATGTTCATAGTACTCCGTATAACAACAAGAAAGGGGTGAGCTCCTATCACAGGAATCCCACCCCTCCACCGAATCTTAGTGAAAATAGACTAAGGAATTAGTATTTATCTGCAGTACCAACTGAGAACTCTATGGACTCAATGGTATTCTCTGAAGCCATTCTGTCCAAGTCTAAGCCGGTAATCTTACATGGCCATACCTCTTCGAAGACGTGGGTATTAAGAACCGAGACTCCATCTTCGGCAAGTTCATTTACAATAGCCGTTTCCCAATATTGGCTTGGTACCAAACCTCCACCAACTATGTGGTCTTGGCAAGCATAAAGCCAATCATGAAGCCATGTGTCTGAACCTGCAGTAGTCATAAGTTTCTCTACAATAAGGTTACCTATAGTAACCCTACCTGCAGTTTTAACGTCTCTATTGACGTCCCCATGAGCAACCTGGTCAATTTCAATATCTGGCAAAGTACAACTTTGGAATAGATAGGTATTGATAGGGTGTTTGGGGAACATGATGCTCCACAAGAATTTCTTCCGTGGGTTTTTTACTTTTGCTCCCATTGTGTTATGAGTTTATAAGTTATTACTTGTTTCTACGATTGATACTGCCTTAGAAGCTGCATCGATTACAATCTCCATAGTTACCTCTTGCATAGGAACTACATCCTTATACTTAAGGATAGCACGGTACTTACCCTGACGAGCATCTGCTTCGTTATTAACCGAAAGGTCATCCCAAGAAGTTGCATCTTGGTCACCCATCCAGGTATACTCGGTCATAGCATCTTCGTCTACCAAAGAATCCAAGGTAGGTTTAACCTCCAACCAGATTCTCTTCCAAGTACTCCAAACGTTTGGTTCTTCGATATACTTGTTGAGTACCGGGCGAAGGAACTTCTTCAAGTAGAGATTCAACCTTACGATTGAAAGGAATCTTTCAGAATCCTGTTTCACTTGAGAAGAGAAGCAATGCCATAGCATGGTTTGCTTACCTGCATCTGGAGTATCTTTGATTACCATCTCATTGATATAATTCTGAGCAAGGGTGTTCAGTTCGTTATATCGAGAAGGAGAACCATAGTTAGGGCATACTGGACCAACTGCATCCCCAATAACTCCTCGGTTCATACCTGCAAAGGATTTCCAAGGACCATATTGAGTAGCAGAGGCATCTCCCAAACCAACAATAGTACCCACTACATCGGAATCCTGAAGATTACCATTTTCGTTGTAGTACTTAAGTCCACCACCAAAGTAGGCAATGTACTTAGAGTTACCTACAGTACCAAGGCAAGTCTGTACCCAAGTAACCTGAGCTTTGTAATCTCTTGCCTGAGTACCTTGAGTATAATGGGTTAAGTGTTTGGGAACTTCGATATACAGTACCCATTCCATCAGTTCTTTTGCCATATCAGCAGCAGCCTTGTATACTTTGAGTACCTCTGAATCTTGTTCCAAGTGTTGAGAGATATGTGAAATAAACAATTGGTAGAAGTCTGTGTAGTCTCTTACCAAGTCCAGTGAAGCAATCCATTCTTCGGCAGTTGGAGTGGAACCTGCACTACCGATAGTACCATTAAACAGTTTCTCTGTTTCGGAGGGTGCAGCATCTCCAACGGTAATAGTGATAGCATTCTTAGTACCGTCGATATCATCGGTAAGCCACTTAATTAGGTTTTCAAAAGAGGAACCTGCAGTAATTACCGGCTTAATATATTCCGAGTTCTTAGCAAATGCACTAAGAGCAAGGTAATCTACCGAAGTATTATTGTTATCATCGGCAGTTTTGTAGGTTATTACTGGACCCTGTTCAAGTACTTGCCCATTAGCCGAATAGATTTTATAATACAAGGTATTAGCTTGCTTATAAAAACCAACCTGGAAAGTATCTGCACTACCAATGGGATCTCCATATCCCTTGGTTACTAATCCAAAACTATAGGTAGTACTACCTGATTTGAAAGTAATCAGAGCAGAGGGTTTAGCCGAGTCGGGTACAGCAGAAGCAACTGAAATCCCATCTTCTGAATCTTTAGCTTTTCTTGCCGCAGCCTGAGAAGCAGTTACTGTACCTTGAGCAGCTCCCTTGCCAAGTACTCGAATAACACGAAGCTTAGAACCACCTTGCAAAGCCTTTTCGATATTTGATACAGAACCATCGGGTACAATTTCAGAACCATAGATTCTTTGGAACTGAGAGAATGTAGAGATGATTTCTGAAGGGTCATCGTATGGACCTTTAGTAGTTCTAGCCAATACACAAGAAACTCCTAACATGGGAGTAGTTTGAAGAACATTGTTGTTCTTAAACTTAAAATCAACATGAGGTGAAGTTGGCATAATTCTATTGTGATTAAAGTTAATTACTCGTTTAATTTATACCCTAGAGTATTGTACCTATACCTTAGGTACTTTTAACTCTAGCATCTCATTTTCGTTTTGTTCTAACAATCCAATGAGAACTGAGATATCCTTGATAGGTGTAAGTGTACCTTCTTCCAAAAGCTTTTCTGGGAGAATACCATCTTTACATACATAGGTATATACCTTTTCGAGTATACCATGTTCTACATCGGGATGGTCATAATAATTACCAATTTCAATGAATAGGTTTCCGGTGGGAGCAAGCCTGCCCTTTTCCCATTCCTCTAAATCATTGAAGTATGGTCTCACGTATCCTCTAGCAGGTAAGCCAGTATATAAGATTGTATGTAGCAATCTCATATCTGATTGTGTTTGAGAAACCAGATGTACATCTATGGTAATATCCTTAGTTTCATAAGGAAACTCTGAAGCTTGGTAATTACCATCCTCAAGTTTATCACCAATGATGTATTTATTCACACCAATATCTCCAGCATAATAACCCTGTAGTTCTATGGTTATTCTTGGGAGAGTCTTTGGGCCTTTTACTTGATTATTCCCTATACCAAAAAGTGGTATAAACTTCTTCATACCTTTGATTGCCTCTTGAAATCTTTTTTCGTTTTCTTGAGACAAAGGTAAGAAGTCTTCTGGGTTTAAGGTAAGACCCATTTCCAACATTGTACTAAGTAGAGAGATATAAAAAGTTCTTTCTACTATTTCTTCTGAGTTTACCATTAAAGTCCTAATCTAATATTTAATTGAACACTTTGATTGCCATTGTCATTAATATACCCATTATAAGTTACCTGAATACCTCCAAAACCACTCATTATGGTTTGTAAATGACCAACACAATTTAATTCACTAACCCATTGAGTAGCAATATTTGAAGGATAATCGGTAAGCCATACTTTAAAGGGTATTGGTTCAGAACCAATACCTCCAGGGAATTGACCCTCTATTGTCTTACTTATATCGGTTATCTTAAATTGTTTTATAAATTTAGCAACTTGAATACCGTTGATAAGGTAGTACTGATAACCCTTTACATTACTAATCTGAGCAGTACTAGTATTTTGACCAAGATTTGGGAATGGTATATTCGGGGTTGGTTCAAAGCCATACTTAGTAGTTCTAGTACCTGGAGATTGAGTTATATTTAAAACTATCTCAGTGTTAGGTTCTTGCTGTAAGATAATCTTAACTATAGCAGTTCTTTCCAAGGGGTCATAGTTACTGGGGTTGTGATTTTGATTAGTAGATTTAGTTTTGATAGTAAGCTTACCTGCGGCATTAGCTTCTCCAATTTCTTGGGTTACCTCTAACCAATCGGATGAGCTTTCTAATTTCCAATCTACAGCACGGTATTCATCTTGAGGCTCATTATTTATAAACTTCTGTTGGTAACTATATACCCCTATTTCTAGAGTCTCACCCCTTTTAGTACCATCGAAAGTATGGGAAGTAGTTTCCGGAGTGATACTAAAATAAGTTCCCCAGGTCTCTACTATTTTAGGAGCAGCCTTTTGTATCAGAGTTACTTCCCTTTCTACACCCTGAACTACTACCTTGAGGACCTGCTCTTTTAAGGTCTGTTCTGTATTTACTGCTTTCGGTTTTACACGAATGGTAGCAGTACCAGTTCCTGATAGTGAAGATATTTCAAAATCTACTGCCATTATATAATCCTCCTTATTTCTTTTCTAACTTCATTACGTATTTCCTTTTGTAAGGCAGCTTTTCCACCAGCAGCCTTAAATGCAGGAGCCCAGAGAGGACGAGGTGGTAAATTACCATCTCTACTACCATACTCTAACATGATAGCTATCTGATTCAAAGTTTTTCTTGAAGTCTTACCAGTATAAGTAATCTTCTTGATTCCAATTGGTAAACCAACGAAAGTTCTTTTCTTACCTTTTACTAAGGTAACTGACCTGGCATATTGTCCAGTAAGATTTAGCATGGTATGGTCTCCATATTTCTTTATGGTACCAGGAGCATGTGGTGGCCAAGATACTCCGGAACCCCTTGGAGGTACACCAGTATTCAAACTTCGTCTTACTATACGAAGAAGTTGATTACCAAACTTTTCTGTACCTTTCGCATAACCCTTAGTTAAGATACTTGGAGTTTTAGCAATCAACCTTTCTGCACGAGCTTGTTCTCGTTTATCTACGTATATTTCTAGAGGACCAATTGGAGTCGATAGTGTAATATTAACCGACTTACTTGGCATAATTCTTATTATTGTTTAGGTTTATCTAATCCCAATTCTTGAGCAATCCTTAATAAAAGGGTTTCTTGGTTAGTTAACCTCTCATTCATGGATAACTTAAATTCTTCGAAATCTGGAGCAGGATTACGAGGTGATTCTGAACGATTATTAATTAAACCAAGAATATTATCGCATTCAGAAACAACTGCCTCAAATTTGGCTTTGTTATTTAAAATATTTAAAGCATTCTGTTTCTGCATTGATACCTCATTAATGATATTATCGAGATTGGTCGTATAATAGGTACCATTATAAATACCTTCATTTACATTAGTTGGTAAATAAATGGTAATTTGAGATATTGAATCTTGTATCACTAATTCGATACTGTTAACAAAACCTTCTTTACCATTTGAGGCCATTGGTTTACTTTCGCCAACTTTTAAAACTCTTGCTTGGTCAAAGATTGGATAACCAGACCGACGATCTTTCTCTAAGGTGAAAATCATATCACCCTTTTGTACTTTCTGAAAAATCAATTCTTCCATAATCATTTTCTATTTATTAAGTTTAAACCGAATGATACTGCACCTGGATTCTTCTGCATGAAGTCTACCAGTTTTAGAAATTGATAGTATCCAAATTGATTAATGAGTACCTGAGCTTTGTTTGCTACTTCTTGAGCAACCTCTATATTTGGAGCAGGTAATGCTAGTTGTATCTTAAATTCGGTGAGTTGTTCTTGTTGTTCCATAATTCCTTAGTTAATGTGTTAAAACGAAAAAAGGAGTACACCTAAAATAGATGCACTCCTTTTTAGTCATCCCAGCAAATTAATAATTAAGTTTTTAGGGTCTCTCATATAATAAATACTGGTGTTGTATATAACCTATGATATACTAAATACATAATCATAGGTTATAGTTGCAGCACTCTGGTTAATATTAAGTGTTATCTTCTTACCAGATTCTGATTGAGTTACTGTTACTGTGGCAGACCTTGAGGATTCAGCAGTGTTCTCATAAGTTTTAACTGAGAGCCCATTATCTACTATATTAACAATAGTCCAACTCGGTACATTTCGACTTGCTCCTACCAGATATATATCAGAGGTTTCTGTACCATTTATCACTTTCTTTTTATAAGAGATGAATGGAACCTCTTCAGTTTTTCCCAAAGCTGGATGAGTAATAGACTTAGAAGTCTGACTTCCAGGAGCACTCCCCCAATTAAAATAATAATTATAAGATACACTTGCACCGCCCTGAGTGATATCCACATAATCAGAAGCCCCTCCATAAGAAGCCGTAACTCTAATAGACCTACTACTTGTACTGGTATTCTCAGAAGCACTAAGTGTAGTACCTGATAGACTAAATCCTGAGGTACCATTGGTACTTAAACTTGGAGTAGCACTATCAGAGCCATCCCTTGTATTTGAACCCGAAGTATAATTCGCATATCTTGGTCTACTAGCACTTGGGTACAAAGTTACACTACCTCCAGTATTACCGATGGTATAAGAACTTGCAGTTAAGCTTACACTCCAAGAGCCATAAGTATACCCAGTAAATTCGTTTGCTGCCTGGTATACTGGTACACTTACAGATTTGGTTTTACCATTTAGTGATAAGGTACCAGTAAGGGTTCCTACCTGGGTTCTAGATTTAACCGTAGTTCCCAAAGAACCTGCACTAACTGCAGTACCATAACTAATGCTAGCACCGCTTGTAATTGTGCCTCCTCCAGTTGTAGAACCATTCCATCCCCAAGTCTGAGAATAAGTTGGCATACTTGAGAATGAACTTCTACTTCCTCCACCGGCAGGTATATCGGATACGCTTCCTCCACTTGCAGTGATTTCACTATAGGTTCTATAACCTGCTGATTGAGAACAACTGATAGTTGCCTTCCTATTAGTTTCAGCTTGTGTTAAAGTTACCGTACCGCTTCGTGTACTGGTAGAGGTATTATTACCCATAGTTACAGAAGTACCGCTTCCAGATACGCTACCAGAGTTGGCTCTAGTATAAGTTAAAGCTATTTGGTTACCATAATTATGCCCATTTCTTAATTCTTGCTTGTAAGAAGTAACTGAAAAAGTTTTGGTACCTCCAGTAGCCCCAAAAGACATAGAGGTAGGTGTTACACTCCAACCATAACTCCAAGATTGAGAGGCTGCTGCTTGAGTGAAGGTAGCAGAAACGGTTTTACCAGATTCATCTTGAGTATAAGTTCTAGTATGAGCTCTTGAAGATAGAGCTAAATTTTCGGTAGCAATAAACCCCATAGTATCAGTAGACCCCTTTAACCAATCTGGTAAAGTTGTTCCGGTATGACCCACTGTTACCGAAGAGCCTTGAGCTACCCCATCCCAATACTTTTGTTTAGTTGAAGTTAAACCTATTCTAGCAGGGGTTGATTCTCCACCTATGGCAGGAAAAGTAAAGGAAGTATTTATAGCTGTAAATGTATACTTATAAGTTACCTTATGAATATCCTCTAACTTTACTGTTTCGTTATTTCCATAAGAACCGGCATTGGATAGTTCCAACCCCACATAATTTTCCCCTGTTCCTGTAGGGGAGAGTGCTAACAATTCAGCCTTGGTAGGACAGTCATTACCATCCTTACCAAGGCCTACTTTACTTTTGACAGCACTCCAGGTTGCTATCTCTCCCATAAGTTATTTGTTTTTAAGTTCCTGAATCTCTGCCTTCAAAGCCTTGATTTCGTCATAGAGAAGTTTAACACCCTCGATTGCCAAGGTTGACATCTTGTGATATTTAACTTGTTTTACAAGTACGTATTCTTCTCCATTGATTTCTAAGGTTTCGAATTCTTCTGGATTGGGTACCGTAGATTTCTCTACTGGAACTTCTTCCACATATTTACCAAAGCCTAAGCCCTCAAGGTTCTGAGCAATAGTTCCCTCATCCTCCTTACCAAGCATACTAAATGACTTAGTAGGTATCTGGCAAATCTGGTCTAGAGTATGATTCAAATCTCGGATATTATCTTTGAGTCGAATATCTGAAGACTCTTTCCAGAAACCGGAAGGAGCAGTAGTCTTAGCAAATACTACCTGGTCAGTAGTTGCCAATCCCAATTGAGCTCTAGTTACTGTATGAGGATTATCCTTTCTACCTGCATGGCTATTGATAGAAGTTTGAGCAGCAGTACCTGCAGCCTTAGCATCGGCAATAGCAGCAGCCTGAGCAGTAGATACTGGTTTATCTGCATCCGATGTATTGTTAACATTACCCAAACCAACTTGAGCCTTAGTAACTGTATGAGGATTAGATTTATTGGCAATGTGATTATTTACCTTAGTTTCCAGGGCAGTTATATCTGAACCCTTATCGGCAATCAATCCATCTACGTAAGTTTTTAATTCTGTACGAAGAGAATTGATAGCATTGGTTCTATCGGTAATTTCATTTGCCAAGCCTTGTACCGTATTATCCAAGTTAGTCTTATCAGCTGCAGTCATTACACCTGCAGTAGTCTTAGTTGCTGCAAGTATATCTCTAATTAAATCTGTAGCACCTTCATAAGTCTTACCATCTGCACTCTTAGTTTTATTATTAAGAGTAGCTCTTACATTAGTTGGATTATGGGTAAGAGTGAATCCAGTAAGAATAATTCCTGGAAGAGAACTATTAAAGGTATCATGAGCATTATCTTTTGCAATACGGGCCTCTTGTTCAGCTTCAATAGCATCTGGTAAGGTTTGATTAAGCTTTATTACACTATCGGCATCCATCAGACCAGCTTCTCGAGTAGTGGCTGGAGTTAGAGGGATTACCATCCCATCGGGTTTATCAATGTAATGCCCTTGACCATCCGTAGCAGAATAGTTACATAAGATAATAATATTACGCTTATTTTTGTTAGCTATTGAAACCTTACTAATTAAATTTTTAGGCATGCTAGATACCACATCCTCAAGATGCTTACCTCTACTACCTTCGAAAGCAGTACCTGCGATTTCCCCAATGATAAGAGACGAAGTATTACTGTCTACGAATTTAGTACCTGACCAACGGAATTGGTATGGAGGTTCACCATCGGCAACATTTATATAAATCTTACCAGATTCTCCAACTACGGGAGTTTGGTGACCTGCATCCGTATACAATTGAACATTAGTAAGACCTCCAGTGGGGCTTACATCATAGGTAGCATATACTTCAAGTACATCATCTACATATGAAGGCAAATGGTTAGCAGGTACTAACCCTTTCCCATCCAATGGAGCAAAGCCATCAGCCTTACCCTTAGTTGCTACAAAGGCATCATGCTTAGCTTCTAGAGTGTTAATGTTATTCTGCAGTTTAGTATCAAGGGCAGTGTCTGCCGCAGTTCTATCAACAATCTCTTTATCAATCCTTGCACCCAAAGCTGTATCGGCAGCAATACGAGCAGTTGCTTCATCGTTTACAGCTTTAGTAAACTTGGTATCTAAAGCAGTATCTGCAGCTTTTCTATCAGCTACTTCTTGAGCAAGAGCGGCTTCTGATTTACCGTCCAAAGCTTCGATAGCATCTTTACGGTCCTGAACCTCTTGAGCAATAGCATTGGGTAATGTCTCATCCAGATTAACTTTATCTTGGGCGGTCATTACACCAGCTTTCTCTGTAGTAGCTGCTGGGATAGAAGTAGTCTTATAATCTTCAGGCTCATGAGTATAAATACCCTCTTCTTTTTTAGAAGAGAAATTATGAGTTAAAGTAACATGACTACTTTGTTGACCTACCTCAACTGGTTTATCACCAGATAAGATAATAATATTATCTGGTATAGAATCAAACAGCTTCTTATCTGCTGCAGTTTGTACACCAGCTTTCTCTGCAGTAGAGGCAGGCAATGTAATAGGATTCTGTTCTACTGTACCATCTTCAACTACGGTCTTAGTAGCAGCTATGCCAACAGTAGTTTCATTGGGAGTTACTGCACCAAGAGCAAAGTTAGCCGTAGAGATTCTATCTAACTCAACCTTATCCTTAGCAGTCATCGTACCAGCCTTAGTAGCCGATACCTGAGGCAAATCGAAAGTTTCGGTAGTATCAGCATTCAAACCGTTATCCTTAGTTACCGTTACCGTTACCTTATTAGCATCTGAAGCTGCAGAGATATCCGTCAGAGAATTGGGGTCTAACCCATCTAACTTAACCTTGTCTGCGGCAGACATAACTCCTGCAAGAGTTTGAGTTACCGGGAGTAAGTTCTTGGTAGCTTCTACTTCTTCACCATATTGGTTATTTGCATTATCCTTGGTTGAAGTCTTTACCTTGAAAGAAAGTTGGGTACCGGTTCTTGTTACAGCACTAACATCGGTAACCATGGTATCAGGCAAAGCATCAGAAGTACCTTCTTCAGCTACCAGTCTTTCTTCATGGTCATCGGTAATGTTAGTGAATTTATTATCTAAGGCAGTATCAGCATCGGTTCTGTCCTGAATTTCTTTATCGATACGTTTACCCAAAGCTGTATCGGCAGCAATACGAGCAGCTTCTTCTGCATCAATGTTATCCTGGAGAACTTTATCTGCGGCCTTTCTTTCCTCTCTCTCTGTATTTAAGTCAGAAGTATTCTGGTCAATCTTTGCTTCTAATCGAATATCCTCAGCCTTACGAGCAGCGATTTCATTATTCAGCAAATCGGTAATGGCAGTATAGTTACCATTAATGTTATCCTGAATACCCTGAATCAATTCCAGATTACGTTGAATATTAGCAGCATTCTGAGTTACCAGAGCATTGGTAGCATTCAAGGAAGTTAACAGCTCCGTACGAGTTTCAGTTACGAAAGTTCTCAACTCATTTACCGTAGTAGTAAGAGTATTACTTAAGTTAGTGAAAGTCTGTTGCAGAGTATTATCTCCTTGTTCACGCAGATTCTTTTCAGCTTCAAGCTTATTCTCCAACTCAGTAAGCTTAGCAGTCATAGTTGCTGCAAAGTTAGGGTCATCACCGAGAGCCTTAGCAATCTCAGCCAAAGTATCAAGTACCTCTGGTGCTGAACCAATAATCTTTTGGATAGCTGCCTCTACTTGTTCAGCACTCTGGAAATCTGAATCGTTTAATAACTCAGATACCTTAGTGATGTAATTTGCATGTTCTTCGATGCCATCCAACTTGGCATATAGCAAGTCAGTAAAGTCATTTGAAGAAAGTACTTTACCGTCTACCTTATCTACCTTCTTTCCATCCATTGCCTGGTCAGCAGCAATTCGATCTGCTTTTTCCTGAGCAATAGCATTATTAATAAGGGTATCTTGGTTAGCACGTTCTGTAGCTTCCTTATCGATATTATTCTGCAACTCGGTATCACCAGCTAAGCGGTCATTCTTTTCGGTAAGTATATTTTGGTTGATACCCGCCATATCATCTTTATGGTTCTGAAGGTTGGTATCAATCTTTGCCTCAAGTGAAGTCTCTTTGGCAATTGCTCGGTCTTTCTCTGCATTAATAGCAGTAGTATTAGCATTTACCTTTGCTTTTAATTCATTCATAGCATCGGTATTACCTGCCTCTAGAGAATCAATACGAACTCCCAAAGCATTATCACCAGCAATACGGTTTTCCTTTTCTTGTTCAAGCTTAGTATTAAGGCTAGCTACCTCAGATTCCAAAGCCTGCTTAGCATTATCCAATTTAGCCGTAAACTCAGTACTCAAGGCTTTATCGGCTGCAGTACGGTCTGCTGCTTCTTTATCCAAATTTACCTGAAGAACTTGGTCTGCAGCTTTTCTTTCTACACTCTCAGTATTAAGGTCAATATTGAGAGTATCGATACGAGAACTCAAAGCACTATCAGCATTGGTACGGTCAACGATTTCCTCGTTAATCATATCCTTAACTTCCTTGTAGTTATCCCCTACAGTCTTAGTTAAGTTTGTGATTGCCTCTGAATTTCTTTCGATATTATGTTGGTTAGTAGCGATTGCCGTAGTATTGGCATTTACCTGCTCGGTAAGCTCATTACGCAAGGTATTGATAGACTCTTGCATACTCAAAGCCAAGTCTGAGATACGCTGGTTAACATTAGCCAAACTTTGAGTATATGCTTCATCGGCAGTCTTTCTTTCGGCAATCTCTTTATCCAAGTTAGCCTGAATTGTGGCATCGGCATCTTTACGGTCTTGGATTTCCTTGTTAAGGTTATCCCTTACAACCCCGAGTGCAGCATCTCCAGTAGCAGACTTATTGTCTACGTATTCTTTCAGTTTAGTTTCAAGGGCAGTATCTGCATCCTTACGAGCTTGAACTTCAGCAGCTACCTCAGCACTGTTTGCCTCGTCTCCTGCAATACGGTCTTCGATTTCTTGGTTAACCTGTTCTGTGATTGCAGCCAACTTCCTAGTGATAGTAGTTGCAAAGTTGGGGTCATTTCCAAGGGCATCGGCAATTTCCTTAAGAGTATCAAGTACCTCAGGTGCTGAACCAATAATCTTTTGGATAGCAGCATTTACTTCTTCTTCAGTTTGGAAACCGGCATCATTGATAAGCTGGGAGAGATGGGTAATATAATTTGCCTTCTCTTCAATTCCATCAAGCTTAGCTTTGAGGATATCAGTAAAGTCATTCTTGGTCAAAGAATAACCTTCACGTTTATCTACCTTCTTAGTATCAAGGTCTTTATCCCCTTTTTCTCTAGCAGCGGCCTCTACAGCAATAGCATTGAGCAATTGTTCTTTGTCTTCTACACCCTGCTCTTTTATATCCTCAATTTTGTGTTCGAGAACTAAATCCTGAGCAGCACGAGCAGTAGCCTCTGAATCTATATTGTTCTGTAATATCTGGTCTGCAGCAGTACGTGCTTGAGCTTCCTGGTCAATCTTACCTTGAAGAGCATTGTCTGCATTAGTACGGTCTGTTACCTCTTTAGAGATTTCGTTGTGAAGAACTTGGTCCTCAGAATGACGGTCTACCTTCTCTTGGTCAATCTTACCCTGAAGAGCTAAAGTATCAGCCTGGCGATTAGTGATTTCTTCATTAATCTTAGAATCCAGTACGGTATCTGCATTGGTACGATTTGCAGTTTCTTCAGCAATCTTTGCCTCGAGTGCAGCCTTATCATTGATATGAAGAGTCTTAAGGTTATTTACACTTTCCTTAATCTCATTATCGGCAGCGATACGTTCATCTTTTTCCTTTTGAATAAGGTCCTTGAGTTCTTTCTCAAGTTCATCATTACCTTGATTTACCTTATCTTCAAGGTCTTTGATATCTTCAGCATTCTTATCTACCTTCTTCTCAACTCGGTCGATTTCAGCTTTTAAGTCTGCCTTAACGGTATCAATCTTCTTATTGATTTGGTCTAACCCATATTCTAGGTTATCCTGAACTGCAGCTACTGCAGCACCCAGAGCAGCTTCGGCTTCCTTAGCACGATTAACCTCTTCGGTTAAAGCAGTACGAAGGTCGGTTAATTTATTAGTGATAGTAGTTGCAAAGTTGGGGTCATTGCCCAATGCTTCTGCCAACTCTTTAAGAGTATCAAGGGCATCATCAGCACCATCAACCAAATCACTAATCATCTGTTTAACTTCTTCCTCAGTTTGATATTTCAAATCATTCTCAAGCTGAGAAACTTTAGTGATATAATTTGCATGTTCTTCGATGCCATCAAGTTTAGCCTTCAACTCATCTGTAAAATCATTTTTCGATAAGTCGTATCCTTCTTTCTTATCTACCTTATTCTTGATAGAAAGTACGAAGGCCCAGAACTCATTTATAGTTCCTCCAAAGCCAGCTTTAACAAAGTCATCATAGTAACCCTGTAATAACCGCTGGTCTATTTCTTCGCAGGTATAATACTTACTTACATACATATTTTATAAAATTTAAGGATTAATTACTGCACGTTGACGACCCAGTAAGAATTCAGAATCGATATCCCTGAATGGTTCTCCCTCTGAACCACAGAAGGCATTCATTGGTACATCCGGATTTTCGGGGTCTACATCTCCACCGTCCTCAATATCTCCCCGTATGCAAGCATAATCAGGAAGCCTATTTACACGGAACTTTATTACCTGGCCTATACCAGGATGAGGTATTATTTTATCCCAGATATCCCCGAAGTAATCTTGAAAGCAGGTGACAAATTTGTTTCCGGTCATCGATTGAAATGCCGTTACATCATTGCCATTACCTTTCATTTCAATATGAACTCCAGAGGTACCATTGAGGATAACCAGATTACTATCAAACCAAATTCCACTGTTTGTAGTAATGGGTGTCCACCTCAGTACTAACATCTTTGCCATATACTTTATTTTTATTCTACAAATTCAACTTTGGTATCTCGGTCTCTCTTTAGGATAATCATGAAAACTAAAGCCTCATCCTTTGCCTGAGCAGTCTGAGTATCTCCAGAAGGCTTATACGTTATACCATTAATTACAAACCTATCTTGTTCCCAATTAAAATCCCAATAACCTTCCGGTGTAAGATAACCGATTTGTTCTATATAAGATTTAGAAATTAGTATTGATAAGTTTTCATCATCCAATTCTCCTGAAATAGTTGCCTTATTGATAGGCCAGTTTCTGAAAGCATTGTAGTAACATAATGCCTCGATTTGGATGTTATAATATTTAGGTATACTGTCTTCGGCATGACTGAGAAGCTGATTAACATGTTTGGCCCAGGTTATGGATTGCCTACCAGCATCCCAATCTAAGAAGTCAGTGATAATTTTCTTGTATCTATCCCAAGAGCGGTTCTTTACCATTCTCCAGGGTTCTTTTGTCATAACTTAGTTAGAATTGATTTCTTACCACCTTTCACTGGAGCACTTGGATTTGGCCCATCTAATACTCCAGGTTGCCTTCTGTTAACTACTTTTGGGACTACGGTTCTAAATACTTCATCACAGAACGGTAAGTAGATTTCCAATCGTGAAGCTAACATACAAAGGTTCTTTCTTAATTCATCTATTAATCCACCTGGTTGCATTGCTTGAGAAAGTGTTTTCCATAGGGAACTTGTAGCATCTGCCAAGGTGTCATAATATTGCACTTCAGTAGGCCCAGTAGTGATTTGTTTTATCCTATCACCCCGAGCAAGTTCGGGTTTAGAAGTACCATCACCATTCTGTTCTTTGGTAGAGGTTAATTGACTTAGGTATTCTGAAGTACTTGTTAATAAATTAAGTATCTTCACATTGAGAAAGTCCCATGCTGCCAATTCCATTATTAATTGGTTTTCTAGTGCTTCATACCATAATTCATCAGTATACTTATCTGCAGGAATTTGGTGATTTACTAGAGGACCAATATAATATTGCCATTTGGTGATGTAGATAGATTTATCTTCCCTGGTCATTCCCTCTGATATCTCTGAAGGAATATAGTGGTCGATTAAGTTATATATTGTATCGGCTAATGCCGTATGACCATAATCACAAACTACCAGAGTCTTATCTACGGTGATATCTAAACCATTAGAGTTGGTTACATGTAGGGTTACTGTATAGAAACCGGGAGTTTCATAAGAATAGGAAACATGTCTTCCACCATTGAAAACCTCTCCCTTATCATCGCCAAAGTCCCAGTCAAAAATGGATTTGGCCGGGACTTTGGATATGACTCTGAATGAAACTTCCAGACCTGACGTAACGTACAAAAAGTCCAGATTGTTATTCATATTAGTCTGTCTTATGTAATTTTCATATATTACCCTTTAGAAGAGGATTCGAATTCTTCCAGCAAAGCCTGAATAAGTGTTTCTACTGTATCATCTTTCTCGGCAACGATTTCATGAAGACCTGCTACCAGTTTCAGTTCTTCCAGGGAATAGCCCTTTGCAAGTTTTTCAAGAGTCATGCCTTTCTTGAACTGAGCATTCAGTCTCTTATCCAACTTTTCGATGTCGGCCTCTGAATACTTTTCGATTTCTGATTTATCAGCAATGATAATCAGATGGCCAGAGGCAATTGCCTTCTGAATCTTTGGTGCACGGAATTGACGACGAGAGAGTTCCTTGTCTTCTCCTCTACAAACGGTAATACCAGTTGATTGGTCATGAAAACTGTAAGCTCTTGGTCCCACAGTTACTGTATATTTATCTTTAGCCATATTTCCTAAGATTTAAAAATGATTAAAGAGAGGATAGGTCTTTTTAGTTACCTACCCTCTCAGGGAATTTATATAGATGAAACCGGACGTCCCTTATTATTCTAGGTTAACCATCAAATATGGGTCTACGTTCATGAACTCGGGGAAACCGAATTCTGAGAACTTCTTGTCAGCAGCCAGCAACAGAGTTGCATCCTGGTACATCTTAGAGAAGCCAGTAGTCAAGCTTGCATAGATTGCCTGAGTCTGGTTAGAAACGATTCTTTCAGATTCAAGCATCAACTGACGAGCAGTAAGCTTAATCAAGGCAGCAGATGTATCAATCAACAGCAACTGTTGGTCGGGTGTACCCGGGTGAATGTAGAAGTCAGCATTCTTGGGAACAGGAGACTTAACATTCAGGGTAGCTTCTGTAGTACCAGAGTGACGATCCTTGAATTCCGGCAAGTTCAGCATTTCGATTGCCTGGTCTTCACCACCAATCATAGTTTGGAAGTTACGTCCCATACGAGCAGCACGTACCCAAATATGCAGAAGGTCTTTGTAAGTGATACCGTTAGTTGTTTCGTATACACCGATTACCGGGGCAGACTCAGAGCCATCAGGGTTGTTACCATTGATAGCAACGTCCATAGCCAGAGTATCCAGAGCATAACCCAACTGAACACCAAAATCACGAAGGTAGATTCCCAAGACATCGAGTGAAACATAGTTACGAACTTCATCAGTAAGTTTAAAACCTTTTCCGATTTTGAAGAGGCTAACTGATTTCTGTCCGAAGCTAACATCACCCAATGGGATAGTTTCTGCCTCGTTAACCTTTGCAGGAGCAGCATCCGACATGTTAACCACCGGCATGATTGCTTGCAAACCATTGATTGGTTGGTCAGATGCGATGATGTTCGGATAGAACGGAGCCTGGCGCATACCCAATGTGATAGCAGCACGGATAATTTCCGGAACAATCCAACGAATATTCTGTTGGGGCATTGTAAAGATGTTCTGCATCGTGTCCACTTTTGGATTGATGCCCATCTTTTCAAAAAGTTCATCTTCTGAAATACCCCATTTACCGGTAACCAATTCTCCAAAAGTTACCTCTACAGGCTTCTTGTCCTGTGAACCGGAACGAACAGCTTCCAAGCTTCTTACCATTTCCGGCAGCTCATCCATAAAATCCTGAGCCTTCAACTTTGTAATATCCATTTTATTTTCCATAACTTCTTTTCTCTTATTTGATGAGTACTTGAATTACCTCATTTGCCTCTTCTGCTGGATTAAGGGCAATGAACTGGGTTGAAGTTGCTTGGTTAGCTTTTACGAATCTATCGTTAAGCAATTCTCCATCGGGAGTTACATAGCCAGCTTCGATATTTCCGTTTGATACCCAGTTACAAATCATGTAACCTTCCATAGCTACTGTTACCTCTACCGGGAAATTTCTTTGAGGTTGATAAGCAGGGTTAACGTTATCCGTTACTGCTACACCCAAATAAACTTGAGTAGCTGTATCAGTGCAAGGGTAAATCAAACCTTCTTCATTCAAAGCCACTGGCATACCCTGTACGATTTTCTCTCCAGCTTTAACATTGAAAGCCTGGTGCAATTTGTGTGACTCACTTTTGTAAATCACCGCTCTCGGGGTTCTTTCCCCAAAGAGAGTAAGTTGCTGAGGGTCGTTTACGATTTTAGTTTTTTCCATAACGCGGATTATTTATATTAGTTATTTGATTTTGTTTCGATACAAGTTATCGATTACATTCTTAGTACTCGGAGATTCTGAATTCCGTTGGGTATCAGTACCCTGGGTTCCAGTTTTACCCTCGGTATCATCCTCAGCAATTGAGGAAGCACGGTTGACGTCCTTAGAACCACATTTTGAGCAAGTGAGAGGGAACTTCTCTTCCAAGCGAGCTTGGTAATCCTTGGTCAAGGAAATAAGAGTAGTAATACCAGTAGTCTCGGCATTGAGCATCGTAACGATTGTCTCATCTACCTTATCACCCATTAACTTCTTGTAGGTTTCTACGGCATTTTCACGTAGAGAAGCAATGTAATTCTTTCCTACGGTTGCCATTTCCTTCAAGTTAGCTACTTCGGCATTCAAGTTGGTAATCTGTTCCGTAAGAGAAGTTTTCTCTGTAGTAAGATTATCTACCGAAGTTTGCAATTCGTTTCTGGATGATACCAAAGTCTGAATGCAGGCAATTACATTTTCCTGATTCATCTCTTTACCTTCTTCCAGGGTAAGCATGTTATCCCCAAAAAGGATTTCAAGAAATTTTTGTAATTCGTTCATGTTATCTTTATTTGAATGATTATCATTGGCATCATTATCATTAAAAGAACCCTGAGTATCGTTCTTTTCTTGATATGATGTTAAATCTGATTTATAATCAGTAAAGAAGTATTGCTTCGATTTATCATCTCTGTATTCTTCATAAGATGCCCAAGTTCTTTTGGCAAAGGTTGGGTTAATGATTTTACCATCCGAACCAATTTTCTGGGCAAATGAATCAGCACCATGTGAAACTAGTGAGGTCTCAAGGTAACGAACAATTTCAGTAACAATTCTACGTACCATAACTCCCTTAGAGTCATAAGTACCCAGTTTCTGGTAAAATTCGTTATCTTCCATTTGGGGATGAGATTTATCCCACTTAAATTGTACAGTAACTGAATTACTATGAATTGAAGGAGGTTCCATAAGGATGCCTCTAGCAATTCTTGGGTTTGCCTTACCATCGATTTTCAGAATACCGTTGATACCAGCGGGTATAGTAAAGCTACCGTCTTTGTAGGATTCCTGCCACATTACTTGTGATACAGCACCAATAGCATTACCAATGTTGGTTTCATGGTCACAGTTTACTGTTTGACCAAGCAACATCTTCATAGAAGCCTTTAGTACTCCATTCTGACCAAAGTCTGTCGGGTTCCAATTCTTAGATACAATCGTTTCTGAAAGTAATCGGAACATAGGTTCGATAAACTCTTCATCCTTTGGAGTTAATTCCGATTTATCCAGGTTAGGGTAATAGGTATTATAATCTATATCCCCTCCCCAAAATCCAAATTGAGCAATGGTGTCCGGTGTAGGATTCTTCCATTTGTAATAATTCTCGGAGAAAGTCTGGGCTCCCACTGCTTCTGGGATATACCCAGCCATAATGGTATGGCCTTGACCTATCACCATAGAATCAAGATGCTCTTTGTTTTTCTTTGTGAATTTACTCATCTTGCTTTAGTATTTTGGTCTCCTCGAGAAGGAGCCGGGTTTGTCTTATCTCTTGACCTACGAGCAGATTGGTTTTTATCATCCTGCCTTTGTTTCTTCTTGGTACCCTCTTGTGGGTCTGTATTACCACCCTTAGCAAATTGGTCCTCAAGTGAAACTCTTGGTTCCTTTTCATCTGGTGAATCATAACCCATTGCCCAAGCATATTGCTCTTGGCTAATGATACCTGCCTTATACAATAAGTCAAGGTTCTGTATCTTATACTGAAGACCTTGTTGGATTTTAACTTCATCAGAAACTGTAGAAGTTCCCCAATCAATCTTCATCCCCTTATTATTAAAGCCTGCCAGACGCAGTTCTAGAGAATAAAGTCGGTCTAATACATAAGCTACAAGCATTTGGATATTTTTTAACTGGCTAATCATCTTAGACAGCATTATACCAGTTGCACCTTCACCAGTAGTAGATGATACCCCAATGATAGAGCCATTAACTCCCAACCCATTTGCTACAGATTGTTGGTTCATATTCCAAGGCTTCTCGATATTACCGAGCTCCTTAGTAGTAGAATTTAGTTTGAATTCATGGTCATCTATGTAACCAGCAACTACCCCATCCTTCATACCCTCTTTAACATTACGTTTAAGGATATTGAGTTCATGGTATAATCTGGATTCATAAGATTTGATACTCTCATTTGGCCTTTGTGGAGATTTCTGCATCTTAGCTTCTAAGAAACCAACCATACCACAAATCTCCATGATATGTTTGAAGTTAATCTTCATATCATTTTGCCCTTTGAGAGAATCCAATGCAGGCATAAATGGAGGAACTCCATAAGGTTCATCGGTATCATTGAACATACCAACATAGAAGTAGGTTTCTGGGTTAAGCTTAATGTAATCTTGTTGCTTAACAAAGAAATTTATATTCTTTTGGTAAGGAGCATACACCCCATTTAATTCCCGTTTAAACTTGATATGCTCTGGTTTAAGGAATAATACAGTAGCCAATCCATCAAGCTTGTCATTTGGTACGCCTTCTACAGATATTGCCCCACTTACAAGAAGTTGAACAATCATTTTATTAACTAAACCATCTATACCAGCAGTATATCTGGTCCATCCCTTGGTGGCTTTCTTAAGATGTTCTCTCATCTTTGAAGCCTCTTCATCGGTATTATTAGGGAAAGTTACTGTATGACTGGTGTTAGCTAACTTAAACATATCTTGCAATGCAATGCCCATATCAGGATTTACCTTATATAAATCCCGAATTAAAGGTATCACATCAACACGAAAAGAGGGTTCAACTAATTTAGTCAACCCTTGTAATGATGTAATTAAGTTATCGCTATCATCGTCAACTGAAACCCTACCAGGCGAAATCGATGTGGCAGGCTTCTCCTCTTTATTAGAGGATGTACCATTCTTGGGAGGGTCCTTCTTACGTCCCCAACCCCAACTAAAATTGAAGTACTTTTTCATCTTGGTTGTACGATTACGTTAGTTTTTCCTTTCCTTATGTGATTACATATTGCTTTTCCAAAGATATCATCATCGGCATATACATCTCCTTCAAGGTCTACATCTACAGCTGAATTGTTAGCCCTATGTTTACCCATTGCAACAGGTCTACCTAAACCATCATAAATGAAGGTATAAGCTTCTTGTACAAAGAATGGGTCCTTAATGATTACGTTATCTAATCGAATATCTTCTTCCAAGTTTTCTATTATCACTGAACGATTCTTTTGGGTGGTTAACCAACCAGGGGATTTATCCATTTCAGGTCTACTTTTACCTTTTTTCTTTAGCATCTTCTGGTAGTAGTAAAGGTTAGGGTAGCCTTCGTCTTGAAGCTTAGAAGTTACTGATAAACCAACGTCATTGGATTCTGGAGCTATTACTGCCCAGTTAAACAACTTCCCAGTATCACCAAGTAACTTAGCATAAGCTCCCACTGCCATTCTTCCCTTATATACTACTTGTTCTTCTCCTAGCTTATCCATACAAGTAAATGAAGAGTAGTCAGAAGCTCTACCAGTTGAAACGTCTGCACCAATGAAATATTCTTTATCTGATTCGGGTTCACAGAATTGTCGGTATTGACCATTAAATCTCTTCTTAATAACTGGGTAATCACTAAGGCAGTCTTCGATAGCTTTAATATCGGCTAAGTCGAAGACTGTATTACCAGATGATAAGAAGTCACCATCAATTTCTTGTGCAGTTCGTTTTGCTCCCAAAGCAGAAGACATTTGGTTATACCAATTGATATCTCGTTCTGGGTGCATTTGCCAGTATAATCGAATTGGGTTAAAAGGATTACCTCCTGCAATGGCATCTACCCAAGTTGAGTGATAGAAATTACCAACTCCATAGGGAGTGGAATTGACGATGGCAGCTCCACCAGTGGAAAGAGTAGGAAATGCAGCAGCCCAAATTTGGGCAGCCCATCTTACTACTGCTGCCTCGTCAATTACCAGAAGAGAAAGGGATTCCGAACGACCGGCTTCGGATGATGTCGGAATTGATTCAATAAATGACCCATTATCAAATTCTATCATGGAAGCAGAACCGTATTCTCCAGCTCTACCATTGATTATGGGAGTTTGAAGGTACCATGGAAGATTCTTGTACATGAACTTAATCTTCTTAAGCACCTTCTTAGCAGTTGTGTCTTTGATAGAGATGATGTTTATCTTTTTGTTGGGATGGTACATCCCCAACCAAAGACAGTACATTGAGATAAGTTCTGTAATTCCTGCCTGACGGAATTTGAGAATGATATTGAATCGTTGGGCAATGAAATTGTAGAGAACGGATTTCTGAAATGGGTATAAATCAAATCTTACCTTTCCTCTTACTGGATGTATCACATAGCAAAAAAGGCTAAAAAAGAAAACATCACTAGAAACTCGGGATAGGTTTGATAGCTCCTCCCGAGTTAATGTAGTTCTAGTTTCTGAGATAGTCTTTGCCATTACTTAAAAGTTATACGTTATTTGAAACTCGATGTCAGTACCTATACCAGATTTTATCTTCGGATAGTAAAAGGTATTGACTCCGAATTTGTAATTAAATCTCTTAGTCTTGATTGAAAGACCAGCTCCCATATCGAAGAGATTATTGAAAGGTCTGTATTTGCCATAAACGTATGGACTAAGTGATAACCTTGCAACTTTCTTTCGAGTTAATTGACCTTCATACCAGTTGTAGTTGTACTTATCTAAGTCGATTGGGAATAGTCTAGTTGAATAAGTGTTAGTCTCCTTATTGAACAGACTTAAGTTCAACTTATCTTTCTTCAAAACAATTTGAACCAGGGAATCTTGGTTACTGATAACTGGCTGCCTTATCATGGAATCAGGAAAGAGAGTTGGCTGCTTATTATCATGAACTAAGATTTTACCTGGTTCAACTTTTTCTGAGTACTTCTTCTCTGGTTTGAAGGGTTTCTCTGTGTATACTGTATCTGGGATTTCATTGACCGCTAGTTCCAGGGAATCAACCTCTCGAGAAAGTTTGTAATTCCTGAAGCAAAGGTAAATAGTAAATCCTAGAAGTACAATGAACAAGGCCCTCTTTAAATTCTTCATGTTCAAAAATTTTAGGAAGTTCGCACGCTTTAATGATACTATCTATTCGGTAATCGCTAAGCGATTACCTTTATCGAACGAAGTGAGATAATATCCAAATATACTACTTACGATATGATATATGAATAGCTATATATACGCAGATAAATATATAGATATATATATGTAATATATTATATATCTATATATTTCAAGGCACCCCAGAAACTTATATATAAGACTTTATATATAAAGCTGAAACTCAAGGTTTCTTGGTATTTGCCTTTTTGAGGCATTCCTTAAACCAATAACCTATTTCACCTACTGCCCCTTTGGCAATTGTATACCTTGCCTTGTTAAGCCAATAATGGTAATCCTTAAAATCACCTTCGAAGGTATCACCATTCTTGTGAAGGTAAACTTTGAATTTATCTGGGAATCCCATAATTGCCTTGAAGTCTTCGATTCCCAAAGGATAACCATCGGGTCTGAATTGCCTATCTGCAGGTCTGAGAGTTAATGGGGGTTTATCATACTCTAATCGATATACTCCTGGAAGAGTACTCATCTTTGCAGTTTTGATAGGCCACTTCTTTTCATCTTTAAAATCTCTAACCCAGAGTCTATGTATCTTTGCTACTGTAAGATTCTTCTTTTCAGGAAGCTTCCGATAGTCATACATTGCCAGAGTTTTACTCATAAACGGGATCTGGTTAGTATTATTTTCCTGAGAGAATGTGAGTGGTTTAAGTAGATTTCTAGTAATTGTTGGGTTTTTTACTTGAAATACTTCATCAAAAGCATTCAAATATTTCTTACCCGTTTTTCTATGTACTCCAATGATAAGTAATCTCTTTCGTGATAACTGTGAGTTACCGTAGTCAGAAACGCTTCTTTCGTGAAAAATAAGTTTATAGTCTTCAAGAGTTTTTTGAAGATATTCTTTTGGGAGCAAAGATAGCAAACGAGGTAAGTTTTCAATAAGAAATATCTTAGGTTTATAATGTAAGATTGATTGAATTACTAGATTCAGGGATTTATTCTCTTGGGGATTGCCCAATTCTTTTACTTTTGAAAGCCTCATAATAGAAGATGCTCCACAGTCTGGACTTGAAAGTATGATGTCTGGCTTACAATCTGGGAAGGTTTCATCTTTATAATATGGTATACCACCAAAGTTCAATTTCCACTGCTCTAAGCCTTTAGTATAAAATACTCCTCGAGTTTCTATATTAGCTATCAAATTCTTTCTAAAAGGGAACAAAAGGATGCCTGCACCAGCAGACACCCCTAATACTTTTAATTTTTTCATTTCTTGTAGCTTCTCAATTTAATGTACTTAATCCAAGCAAATGGCTTACGGTCTTCCAAGTAACTCAGATACTTATCATTGTTGTGGGCTTCTTCTTCGAAACTTACATCATGATATCTTTCGTTCTGTTTATTCCACTTGGCAAAGCACAATATGATGAAATATTCGATGATATACCAAAGGTAGAAGAATCCAAAAGTCAGAGCCACTACCCACCAAAAGGACATACCAAATGATAACCAGAGTATGATACCAAGTACCAAACCCACTATACTACACTCAATCTGCTGTATCTGATGAATACGTTCATGATTGATATCATCGGGTTTACACTCTTCTACTTTGTGTTTGAAGAATGAGTTATACACCAGAGTAATTGCTTTGTAACTGGGGAAAAGAAATACTTTTGCTACCCAGCTGTTAAAATGACATCTTTTCATAATTTATCTTTGAAGTTTTCGTAAGCATTTCTTAGCTTTTGGTCGTAGGCATTCTGAGCATACCCGGGACCATTGTATTTTCTGGCAAAGCCAGCCCAGTCTTTTGCTTTGAGTTCTTTCAAACAACCAGAATTATACATGAAGTGATACATTAATTCTAGTTGATTCGCATGAGATTCTGACATCTTATGAACGAATTCGAAGACATCTTTACATTCACAGAGGTTGTGATTGAACCCACAAATCTGGAACATTCCCCAACTTGCAGACTTCAATGCACATTCTTCGTCAATTTCTTTGGCTAATTCGAGTCTTTTGTACTCGTGTACACCTCCCAAGTACTTCGATTTATCCCATTTAGGGAAGAAAATCGTAGAATATCTCTTACAAAGGTAAGCTAAATCTCTGTCAGGGAATTTCTTATGTACTTCTTTGTACATAATGTGACCCTCAAAGAGAATTTGAGGCCTACCATCAGCTAAAAACCCATCTCTACCTGCTGCTTCTACCAATTGAACAGCCTTCAATAGAGCAGGTTCTAGACCTAAGCGAATAGCAAGGTCTTTAATCATTTCATTTGTTAGTTTATCCATAACTTATCAGTTTTAATGGGGTTCAATTTTAGTAACAAAAGTATTGCTTATAACCCATTTTCAATATGTTTAGAGGTTCTATTATCATATATAACTTATAAAATAATGCAATATGGACAAGAAAAATGAATGCCAGATATGTGGCAAACCAATTAATTTAGAGGAATTCGATGAAACTAGAGAGATTCCCCAACTTATGGCAAGAAAACAAGTTTGTTTTAAATGTGCTTTTTGGTTTAATCGATTAGCTTATGATAAAGAACTTGAGAAAGAGGGTAAAATTGCGGTAATTACTCCAGATTATTCTCACTGGGTAACTAAAATTCCCGGAAATATTTTAATGGTGCCCTCGGCTTTTGGTGGTATTTACCAAACTAAACTCCAACCAGTAAACACTCTGGGAGTTATTGATGAAGACCGAGAGAAACTTTTCATTATCCGTTATAATAACATCGCTCACCAGGGCACTATACCAGAGCATCTAAGAGATGCTTTTAAAGTAAACGGAATATTTCTATCTCCACAGGAATACAAAATGCTAGAGGATTACCGGGGCAATGCCTATGAATTTATAAAAAATAAAATAGATGATGCAATAAATAAGAAATAATTTCGTATATTTGCATAAAGAAAAATTCTTAATAAATAAAGATATGAAAAAAAAAGAAAAGAAAGAAATCAAAAAGCTTAAAGAGGGGGATGAGGTTCTCTTCACATTATCTGGAAGACCCATCATTGAGAAAGTTACAGTGGAATCTATCGATAAAAAAGGTGGATTCGCAATGCTCAGTAACCGAGTAAAAGTTGCAAGAACCTTGGGTCCTGATGATACATATCCAAGATTGGATGGGCAAAAGGGGGAAATTCTTCCACTCACCGAAGAAAATGAAAGAGTATTCCTTGCATACAAGGCCTATTTCTCAATTAAGAGAAACATAGAACTCCTTGATAAGGAAATTAGAAGTATGAAAGATTCGAAAGCTTTCGATATGATGATTGAATTTGATAAGAAGCTTACCAAGATTATTAACAAATACCTCAAAGAACAATGACTACAGTATTAGCAATAATTTATTTGGTATGTTTGCCATTCACGGTATTTTTTGTAAGGGCTTGCTTGGATTATTTACCCTATACTCACAAAATACACTCTCTCGTTTTATTCATCTCGGTATGGATAGTATTACCTCTATTTCCGATTTATCTATTAATCAGATACATAAAATACAAATTACTATGAGATACTTTTTTGACAGAGATGGTAATTATGCTGGGTCATCAATGCAAGGGTGGGAGATTCTTCTCCTACTCTTGTTCCCAGTTGCTCTAATAATCTTCCTCGTATTCTTACCTTTCTTCATATTATATAAGTATGATTCTAGAGAAGAGGATAAAAAATACGAGGAAGAACATCCAGAAATACTAAAAGTAGATTCTTATATTACCTGCTGGTATCCCTGGCATAGGTATTCTGTTGCATATACCTTGGCTCTGATATTTTGGGTATGTGGGTTACTAATTAGCCTACTGAATTAATTATATGATTGTTACACTATATATGTACTTAGAGTCTTCTTGAGGAGAATAACCATAATCTACTACTTGAGGATTAGCTCCATTTTGAATGGCAAAGTTATTTCTTGAAATTGCACTACCTTTGGCTAAAGTATAAATATACTCTCTTACATCACCAGATGATACACCATATTGAATCTGTAATCTAAAGGTTATATCGCTAGCTACTAGTTTATCTGACCTTATATCACAACTGGCAGTTGTGTTAGAGGTTGGGCTTTTACTTACGCTTATTGTGATGTTAGCTGTAATTTTAGACGGTTCCTGAGTAACTGGTATACTAAGGTTAGCATCCCCACAGGTTAAGAAGATATGCCCTGAACGGTTAGCTCCAGTTTGATTACTCGATAAAGCGGTCAGGGATAACATGTGATGGTTCTCAAGAGTACCCACTGAGGCAACGGATACTGCGCACCAATCGGGAGCACTACCCACATGGGGAGTTTCTGGCTTTTTAGACCCATCACTACCATTTAAATAGGCCATTACAAGGATTTGAGCAGTATCACCTTTATTACCACCTAAAGGCAATGGGTTTGAAACCATTTTTATGTATCCACTATAGGTTACACCGGATCCCTGAGTTACTGTGAGATGGATTTTGTTACCAGATCCATCCTGGTCAAATATCAGAGTAGTAGACCTTGAGGACCCAGTATTTTCTGAATAGTTAAATGTTACATCTAAGTAACCATCTCCAACGGTAACTCCTCCCCAAGTAGCCCAACTTACGGAGGCTGAGCCCAAAGTACAAGAGGGTGTAGAGGTTGAAACTACTTTGCCATTTACCAGTTTCCTTCTGATGGAAATGATACGGTAGGTTACAGTACCACCTTTTGAAGATACAGTATCTGTACCTGTATCAGTAATTGCACGTGCTAGTTTGAATAATGTTTTTTCTTCCATATCTTTATAAGTTTTTGGTTTATAGAAAGAACTTTGATATTGTAATCTGCCAGAGGGATAAGGTGGATGAGAGCCAGGGATGTTTTATTCTCTGGTTTCTCTGTGTGTTGTGTGAGTATGTGTGGTGTGGGATATCTTGGCATGCCCTTATCACGAAGAGCGATTTTTGTTGGGTACTAAAATGAGTATTTGCCTTCAAGGTACCTCTTATAGCGAAAGCCTAAAATTTCCTGGTACTAAAAGGGGCGTACGGTTACGTTAAATTTAACATTCAAAAATAAAAAGTAAGGGACAAACTTTTATGTGTCCCTTTGCTTTCTTAATTATCTACTAAATGATTATTTAAATTTTCTTTAAATTGTTCGTCTAAACAATAACATAAGTATAATAAAAAAGTTTTAAAAGAAAATTTTTTATAAATTGTATATTCAATTTCTTTTAAATAGTTCATGCTTATTTGTTCAATCAATAGAAATTGCTCTACATTAATTAATTGAAAAGTTTGTACGTCAATAATAGTAGATATTATTCTATGATTTGATTTTAAAAGAATATAAACTATATATAAAGCACTAACAAAAACAGCTAATAAGATAACAAACAAAATTAATAACATAATAATTTTATTTTTATGATAGGGAGTAAAATTTTACTCCCTATCTGATTTGTTTTTACTTCAAAGAGTTTTTCACTATTTCAAGCCCTTTTATTAAAATTTCTTTCTTTTCTTCTTTTGTGTTTTCGCTTGCAATCGAAGAAAAAGAAAAATCATTTAAAACATAGACTTGTTTATAAAAGCCTATAAAGCCCTCAATTAATTTTTTATCTGCAGTTGTTGCAATCGTAGAAAGAAAATTAAAAGTAACATTTCTGAACTTTTTTCGCAAAGATTTGATTTGCTTTTCGTTTGCTCCCAAAAACAGTTCTTTTTTATAAATTTCTGTTTTTGTCCCTAAAGACGTTTTGAAAAGTCCAGCGTTTTTTTCTTTTACGCTTTTCAATACGTCTAAAGCAATCAAACTATTTGCTTTTGCGTTTGCACTTGCTTTTTCTACATTTACGTTATTAATTTGCTTTTTCATAATTAAATTGCTTGAAAGTTTTATTATTTATTATTTTTATTACCTTTTCAAATAGACTTTCAAGACTTTTTAAACTATTCTAATAAGGTAGTATTTGTTTCATTTCTGTATTGCAAATATAAGAACTATTTTTTAATCTACAAAATTTTTAGAAAATTATTTTCTTAAAAAGTTTTAAATAAAATCTTTCAAATATCTTTTTGTTTTTCTCACATTGCAAAGATACGAACTTTATTTTAATCTACAAACATTTTCAAGAAATTTTTTTGAGAAAATGAATATTTTTATTTTCAAAATTATTTTTGTGAAAAATCTATAAATTCAAAAATTTATTGCACCCTAAAAGGACTTAATATTTGCACTTAATTTTGGGGGTTCACAAGGGTAATCTTCACACGCCTTGTAGTGGGCATATATGATATGTATATGGATAATCCTATATAGCTTATGCCTGTCCTCTTGAGAGTGTATTATATACCTGTATATTGAAGGCCATTAATGGACTAAGGTGATAAAGAATTAAGGCCCATTAGCTATATCCCTATTATTGCCCTCTATAAACCTATTAGGTCCTAATTCAATAAGGCCATATAGGGACTATGGTAAGCCTATAGAGATTAGGATAGCCTATAAGGGCTTACTAAGTTAGGCTAAGTAAAAACCCAGAACCTTAGTTAGGCCTGGGTTAATTGGTTAGTATTCGCAATATTCTCGTTCAAGGTAAATGTTGAAATCCTTGAAAAGTTTTATACCTGGTATAGGACCATCATTTTTGTCCCAAATCTCGAATTCGATAAATTGGGTCTCATAGCCTTCTATATCTGAAATAGAGAGAAGATAGTTCTGGCTTGGATCAAATTCTTCAAGGAAAACCTCGATAGTAGCCTTAATCCTAATAGGGTGAGTATTAGTAATGCCCTGTACGATTTGTGTTAATCGGTTTGATAATTCTTTAGTGTTCATAGGTAATGAGTTTTAAGTGATTATTATTTTATTTTCTTACTGCAAATATAAAGACTTTATTTTAATTATGCAATAACCCAAATTGCCTTCGTAGGTTATTAAGGGCCTTGAATTATATTTACCTAAATCCCCAGAGGCCATGAATGGAGATTGCCATTTACCTTCCCTACCCATAACCTATATTATATAATACCTAATGGCTCTTGGTAATCAAGGTACCCCTAAATCACAAAATTGTCCTAGAATACAAAAGTTAATGCTAATATAAATACTAAGCAAATAAATTACAGAGTTACTAGGAATATTACCTAAATATGCCCCTTGAAGGCCTTAAATCCTATAAACCATTTAGCCCTAAAACCTAATATCCTATTTACCTAATCCCCAACCCAATACTTATTATATAATACATAATATAATAACTTGGTGAAGGTAATCAAGGTAAATTGTGATGGTCATTAATCGACGATGTACTAAAGCTATACTACCTACATACATAGAAGCTACATAACATATCTGTATTATATAATCCCCTACCTTCGAATTACCTTGAATGCAATCTATAATATAATACATATCAAGGGTACTCAAGGCAATCGGATTTAGGGGCCATTAATGGTCGGATTTATTTGCCTTTTTAGGCCTTTTTGTGATTGCCTTTAAAGTGTGTAGTAGAGCTATATGGTATAGTGGCTATATAGTGAGTTGAGTGGCTTTGTATAGTAGAGGGGTTATCACTTGCCTTGTTTGCCTAAATCCCCAAAACCCCCGGTGAGGTACCTTGATATATGTATTAGGTATTATTATATTAATAGATGGTATATTAGTTATAGAGGGGATAGGTATTATATTATGTACCTTAGTTAGGTATTATGTAACATAGTTAGCGTTAGTATGATTTTTTTTTGTTTTTGTGTTGGGTGGTGTGGGAGGTACCCGGTATTTATTCCAGGTACCTTGTGGGTATTTATTCGATTAGGTATACCTGTATGAAGGCATATACTAAAAGGATTACGATTAGATTCATTCTGTAGATGAATTTCTTTGTTAGGTAGGCTTCTTCATTTAGGATTAGAAGCCAGATCGTTACGATGAGTAGGATTAGTGATTTCATAATTTTTTAGTATTATTATATGTATCTTAGTATAATCCTATATGTGTAGGATACCAGGATTAGTGATGAGGTGTATAGGGTTAGGATTATTAGCTGTGAGATGATATACCTTATTTTGTTTGTTGGGTGGGTATGCTTGTGGGCTTGGTATATTTTCTCATTGCGTATGAGGGTTAGGATAGTTCCTACGGATAGGATTATTCGGATTATGTGATAGATGATGTTCATTTCTTTTTGTTTCTTAGTTTCTGTTGGGTACGGAGTAACTTATTATACTGGGCTTGGGGGTCACTTAGGTATAGAGTGTAATCATTTTTGTTACTGCCCGGATTAGGGAAACGTTCTGTCCAAGTATCTTGGTGGGGTATGTATATTAGGTCTTTCTTTTTCATGGTAGTGATATTATATCGATTATGGTTATATCGCTTAGTGGGATTTGTAACATTTCTCTTATTTGTAATCTGATGTGTTCGGAGTGGAGGTGGTTGTTGTTTATCTCTTGGTTGGGGTACCTTAGGTATGGGTTAAGTTCCTCAGTTCTGTATGGGATTACCATTTCCTCTGTGAATCCCTCTGTGTATTCTTTAGTGTGACCTGGTACCTCGAAAGATACCAGGAATTTCCCTTTTGTTAGCATGGCTCTATCTCATTGGTTAGGATTCTTATATCGGTATACTGATTCATGTATTCCCTTTCTGAGGATATGTCTAAGCATTTACATGCTATATAGTGACCGTACATTGATATACCTGATTTATAGCCTTGGTCATCATTCATGAAGTGGGCTAAGCCTTTCCTATTGATTTCGATTACTGGATAAGGAGGTTCTCCATTAGTTGCTTCTTTATCGAAGGTAGCAAAGTCATAAGTATCAGTGTTATCGGTCATGGTAGAGAATATTTCTATAAGCCAAGTAAAGTCCTCTAGAGGTACTCTGTCTAGCCATTCCCCTCCGATGGGATATTGGTTTACTGTTATTGTTGGTTTCATGATGTTAATTGAGTTGAGGGTTAAACATTTGTTTTGGTTGGACTAATAGGCAGCAATGAGGATAACCTGCTTCATCGAGGATTCCCAGTATAAGATATCGATTGGTATCTCTGGGAATTTCGAAATAGAAAGCTGGTTTCATGTCGCCATCTATGAATGTAAAAACTATCTGAGTGTTTTCTAGTAACCCATTTAGTTGTACATGAGAAAGGTAGTTATAGATAGCTTCCCTTTGATTTCTTGGATTTTTATCCCATGAGATGAGCATATCGTCATACCAATTTGGATTATCGCATAGCTTTTTAAGTTGTTGTTGAATATACGGTGTCATGATTTGAAGTAATAATATAAGTCCTCGATTAATTTATCTTGTTCTTCCCATATAGTATCTGATACTACGTATTCTGATATGAAATAGTTATAGAAAGGCCCAAATAGTATTTTTAATACTATGTCCTTGAGTTCGATATTGAGTTGTTCCTCTTCTTCGGTAGAACTGGGTTTGATTGCCTGAAGTTCTGCCTTATAGGATGCCGTAACGGCATCCTTTAGGGTTTGAATATATTCTGGGTTAGTTTCCTTAAGAATACTTAATTGTGATTTGAGTTCTTTACTTATCATGGGGCTTAGCGATTATGGATATGAATCCCTGTGGATATTGAGTATAGAATAATTGGTAGTTCCCTGTGGGCAAGAAGACTTGCATTATATTTGCAAGTAAGGGGTAGATTTTCCATTGGTTTTCCTTTAGAAACTTGTTCCAGTCTTCAGATTCTTCTGGATAATTCCCAGATAGTTGAATGTGATATTCCTTTTGTTCCGGAATAAATAAATTGGTTACTACCTGAATTTCGTCTGATTCCTTTTTGTATTGGGTAATTGGATACCAGATGCCTTCGGTTTTCCATTTATTAAGTTGGAACAGAGACATGCCCTGTTCCAGTACGTTGAGTAATTTATATAAGTTTACCATAGTGATTATTTGTTTAATTGGTTAAATAATTCTGATACTGCAAGTTGTTGGAAGATTTCTGTTTCCCTGTGGTCTGATTCCCATTTTTCGATAGCATTGTAGATATTGGTATATTGGGATATCATGTCCTCATCTTGTTCATCGTCTTGGATAAATTCCCGGAGATGTTTTTTGAGTCCGGTTATGATATAATCCTGATGTTCAGGGGTTAATTGAAGGATTCCGAATAAGATAGCCTCTACCTGTGAGGGTGAATAATCATAGTATTGGTCGTCAGCACCCTTTGTTAAGTCCATGTGAGAAATAATGTTTTCTCTGAGATTTTCGAAGAGAACTTCCTCTGAAGCATATGTGATGATATATCCCGAGATATAAGCAGCAAAAGGTTCATCCTCTAAGTCGATTGAGTAAACCTGGATATTGGTAGCTTCCTTGTTAATATGAAGACCATCGGTGTAATCATAAGTATAAATGGGATGGGAAGCAAGCAGTTCCCGGATGGCCTCTAAATTTTTTAATTCTTTCATAACGTGTCTATATTAAAATTATTTGAGAAATATTTCTCACTGCAAATATACAAAATTATTTCTAAACTTGTTTTTATAACTACTTTTATTTTTATAAATAGGGAGGTTCTGGGAGGTGTTTTGAGTGCCTCCCAGAGGGTTTTGTTAATATTGCCCTGTCATAGTAATGATAATGAAAAGGGATTCATCATTGAAATGTACCTGGATAGTATCTCCATATGAGTTTGACATGTAATGATGATTAGGGTTAAGTTCTTTTAATGGGTGATGTTCATCCCAATGAGAATTAATGAATTCTATCGCGTATTGTTCAAAAGCATCGGATTCTCTGCAGTAGGTTTCTACCTTTTCGTCATCGTCTATAGGATACTCCCGGAATTGGAGATTGAGAGTTCCCATGTATGATTCATCCGGATTTGAGATTTCGTTAACTGATTGAGCAGTGTAACCAAAAGCATCAAGAGTTCCATCAAAGTAACCCATAATGTGATTTGAGATTTCGTTAATAGTTGTCATAAGAAATAAGTTTTGTGACCCCGTTAAAGGTCGGTTAATAATTATATTTATTTTTCTCTTATGCAAATATAGAAATAATATTTTAAATATGCAATAATTAAGGGAGCCCAGATGTTAGTGTTTCTGAACTCCCTGAGGTATATTAACTGATTGGGGGATTAGTATAATTCATCGGCCAGTATTGGTTCCTTGGGCTTATTTAATTTCTCCTTAGAACGTCTGGTAGCCCAATTCTCGTAGGGTTTGTAACTAAAGGTACGAGTTGTTTCATCGTATGCAGCATATACCATTTGTTTACGGGATATTCTCCTCCCGTAAGTTTTCTTAAGATTAGCAAACCAATCTAGATACTCCTGTAAAGAGTTAAAGATTTCTTTGTGCCCGTCTAAATCATTTTTAGGACGGGTCTTCCATGTTGCTTCTATATAGCATTGGTGTAGGGTAATTGAAATAAAGTATCGGCACCAGCTACCACCAAAGATAGTGCCCGTGGAGAATTCTATCTCCCGAGCAACTAATGGACTAACGTTATACTTTGTCATGCGATTGAGAAATTAAGTTGGAAAATCCAGTTGTTTCTATCGAGTTGGTTGAATGATATGAACCTCCCATCGTTATCGGTAAATTCATTCATGAATTGAACTGCAGCAGATGCTAATTGTCCCTTATAGGAATTAGTATTGGCAGTTACCATGGATTCGAAAATGAAAGAATAATAGGTAGTATCATAGATTTGTACCTGATTAATATCCAAGCAATTGAGTTTGTAATCATCCTCTAGTTTGATTAAGAGTCCCATTAGGAAATTAAGAAGACTACCCTTTTCATCTGAGTCAAGTTCAAATGTAGATTTCTTTTCTAAGAAATTGCGAACTACCTTAGTTAGTTCGTCTGCTTGATTGTAAGTTACTGAGTTCGTTTTCATATTTTTGTCTATTTTTAAAATGATATGCAAATATAAGCCTTTTTATTTTTATAGAAAAATATATCTATTTTATTTTTAAGGAGGCTGAGGATGTGTATACGCTAAGAAAGGCAGTGGATTAGACTGCCTTTCAATTATTAAGGTAATTGGGGAGTTAGCAAATATAGAGCCTCTCTTATAATTGAACTCTCCATAGGTTCTAAAGAGGGTTCCTTGTACATTAGTCCACCTTTCTTCTTTTCGTTTTCAAGTATTTCATGTATGGCTTGCTTTAGTTTAGTAGCTAATATCTCTGATAACTCCTGAGATTTAAGAGAGGTAAGTAACCCATTCCGTATTTCCCTAATATCCTGGTCATTTTCAGTGATGGGTTTTGCTTCTACCAATTCTTGTATACCTGAGGAATACTTATTAAACTCTTCATACCCTAAATGTTGTAGGTCATTAATGAAGATACTAAATTCATCATAGGTAAGTCTAGTATCAAAACCTACTCCATGATATAGTTGTACTAAAGGGACAAGGATTCTCCTCAGTGTATTGAAATCCTTTAGGTGGTCTAATTTTATTCCTGATTCGAGAGGTATTTTATATACCTTTTCACCCTTCAGTACTACTAACAGAACCATTAGTCTTGGTGGTAATCTTTTCTCGTTCATAAGCAAGTTTTTGTATTATGAGTTGTACATAGGTATTTCTCTCTTTATAGATAAACATTACCGATAGAAGTATCTCATGTTTCGGTAATATCATCTGTATGAAATTGCCTGGAGCAATTACAGTAGCTACTACTGGAGAATCCTCCTGGGAGAAATTCTCTAATATCATTTCTGCCCTCTTAATGGGTTCTGGTTTTGTGGGGTCCAAAGTTAGGACTGGAGCAGTTATACATTCCTTGATGCCCTGTGTTAAGGCATTATATAACCATTCATCTTTTATATCCTCTACTTGGAGGTTTTTCATTGTAATCATATCCTAAACCTATTTAGAGTCCATACACCCAGGATATTAGAGAATACCCATAGTTCCCAGTTTTTGTAAAAGTTATAGGGTTTACTGAATTGAGATGTTTGAAATATTATCTGATTTGGTGTTCTAGATAACATTTCTGCATGACAAGTTAATACTCCAGAAGATAATTGAGCTTTAAAAGCTTTAATAATATCTTCATCACTTTTAGTCTCTAATGAGGTAAGCAATTTAATAAATTCTACCTCTACACCTTGAGACATGTTTACATTTCTGAAGGCAAACTTTTCTTTATTTTCCATATTCGGCATTTTTAGATAAGAACTCTTGAGCTAGTTCATCTTGAGTTCTTTCGATTATGTTCTTTACTATTGTTTTATTTTCTACTCTAGCCCACATATATAGCATGCCCAATTGAGCATCCATATAGCAATCTATAAGAGATGGGTCCTTTCTAAATACATCCCATTGTTTTACGAAATTTGTTCGAACCAAATCCCTATAACCCTGGTCTGATATGCCATCTTGGTCTATATAAGCAGATACCCTTTTCTTGACTTCTAAAAGGATTTTCTCTAATCTTTCGGGTAATCTAAAATTTTCGGGTAAGTTATGATATACCAAAGCATTAGGTATCAATTCCTCAAAGGTAAACTGATTATCGAATAGATTTTTAGGATATCTACCTGAAAATATCAATGGTAGCTTATACCTTAGCAACGATGGTACTACGTCGTATATAGCATAATGTCTTCTATATTCTCGGTACAAGTCAAAATATAGATTCTCATCGAATATACCAGATTTCCTCATTATTGCCTGTAAAGTATTATAAGCAGCATTGATATGAGTATTACTCAATTTGAATACTAAGTTGCCATTTTTAATAGCAATGAGTTCACTACAGCATCTCTTTCGTCTAAATAAGTTCATGTGATTAAAATGTAAAGTCAATGTATATTTTCCTTGTTCCCTTGAGAAATTTTTCGTGATTTGAGTCATCATACTTATGGCAAGCATAAGTCTTAGATGATTTATCATAATGGTCTCTTACCCATACTGGAGCAGTATCAGTTGGTTTTAATTTAAAGTATGTACCCTGATTAACCTTGTTAACCCGAGTCTCTTTGTAAGATGTCTTTGGTAGTTCCATATTTTTGTCTATTTTTAATTAAAATTGATATGCAAATATAATTCTTTCTTTTTAAATATGCAATATCCGGATATAACTATGGAAACTTACTATTTCGGAGGAATTGAGATGCAAATGAGCCGTCCTCTTTCCCTTCTTCCTCAAAGTCTTCATATTGGTATAACTCTGGGTCTTCTTCGTCTGGGTCTATACGCATTTCGATTTCTCTACGTAGTTCATGATGTTCTTTAGAGAATGAAGACATAGCTCCCTTATAATCATCAGTAATTTGCATTAACTCTGCTTTATTAAGGTTAAGACCCTCTTTACTTGTATCTACTCCTTCTTGTTTAGTAGCAACTACTTCAGGTAGAGACTTAATGTCATACCTATCCTCCAATAGTTTAGCCTCTTCTGGTTTATCTAATACCCTTTGTGATTCCAATACGATTTGACGTGCCTCTTCAATGGTGATTGCATTTTGCTGTGTTACGTTGTTCTGTTGATTAAATTGGGCAAAGATATTTGTAGTACTTCCTCCAGTAAGATTACGTACTATTGATTGCAGAGATGTAGAGGATTCAAGCTTTAATTTAAGGGCCTTTCCCAGCTCGGCAGATATAAACGGTACATATTTCCCTCCCTGAGATTCTCTTAAGATATTAACCTGATGGGCTATTTCCATACGGTCTTCTAATGCCCATGCTAGTTGTTCTCCCATTAACGCTTGAAGTAAATCTTCTGCTTTTTCTTTATCCCATATTCTAGAGCTTAATAGCCTATCTCTCATAAATACCCGTATGTAGTTAATATCTATACCCATACGGTATGAGAATGTATTGATATCATAAGTGATACCACATAATACTCCATTACCCATCAGCCATTGATTAATAATGTAGTTGTGTATCTTTATCAGAAGTTCATCATTTGGGTTCTTCTGATATTCTAATGCCATTGCAGTAGTCCCCATAGGTCTTGGGAATCTTACCATTTTATTTTCCTTTTCTGACATACAAATGAGATTTTCTGATATCGGAACTTTCATCATAACCCATATACTCTAAATCGAACCTTACATACAGATTCAAAGATAGGTTATAGAAATATCCCTTATATTTTTTCTTACTTACTGATAAATTAAAAGGTTCACCAGAGATTAGGTCCCTGGTGAATACTAAATTACCTTTCCCAGTGATGGGAATATTAAGGCAAAGTTTATAATCTCCTACCTTAAATTTATTCCCATGCAGGTCTGTGATTTCCCTTGCCATAGTTTGCCTTTTTATGGTTCGTAGGTTTTTTGTCTTGTTTACTACGGTTATTGGTTATCCCCTTTTGCTCTTCGATTAATTTCTGAACCTTTGGGAATAACCTTTGCCTTAGGGGAACTACCTGAGTAGCGAAAAAGGCATTCCATAATTTCTGAGTTAATGGTTCTCCTATTTTAAGTTCTGAGATTGCCCAGAATTTAGTTTCGAAATTCTTAACTATTTCCCTAAATCGGTAGTAGTATATATTGCCAGTCTTTTTATCTATCCCAATTGTAGTGGTTTGGCAATAATCTAGAAATTCTTTACCTAATTCGGATATAAACTCTTCCCTTTTAAAATCATAATTCTCTTGGTCGAGTTTAAATAATTTTACGTAATCGATTGCTTCCATATAGATTTAGTTTGTGATTATTAAACGAGGTATACTTTCATCTGTAATCTGAAATAAGTACCCTCTTACATCATCCTCATAATAAGAGGACCAATATGTTCTTCTAACTCTGAAATTATCAAGGATTGCCCCTTTGGGTACCCCAGTAATAAATAAGCAATGCTTAGGCATCATTGGAGTAATCTCAAATTTCCCATCCTTGAAATTACCATAGGTACCGTAGTCGGGCATATTACCCGTAAATCCAGTATTCTGTAATATGTCTTGAACCAGAGTAGTTTGGGGTATTTCCTTTTGGTTACATTCTATGGTTAACTTCGATTTGCCTATATAGAGGTCTTTAACTATTTCTCTAAACATTTGTATACGATTATATGGGTAATACCATTTTTCTTGAAGTAAAGGTTATTCTGTGAACGTTCCTCTAACTTCTTTAATTCTCTTCGAGATTCAGTACAAATTCTATCAGATTTCCTTAATATATCTGATACATTATCCCAGATGGGTGCCATTGGTTCTACTGGCCCTGCATAGATAACCTTATGTTTAGTTTCTATTTGGGGATATTTAGATTTATACTGATATTTGCCTTTGCAGTAAAGTACGTTATACTTTTCTGGTTCGTTTCTTTTTTCGTTTTCCATTTTTGTTAGGATTAATGTAATCGGATATTTCATCAAGTTGCCCTAAAAGCAATGCCTGAATGAAAAGGTTTATAGGCCTGAAAAAGAAATTCCTTACGTTATTAGTATTTATATACCAATCGTAAACGATAAAGAACTTCTTAATCTTGGAGTGCTTAAGTGAATGTTGGATTAGATAGGACTTACAACATCGTTTATGTAATTCTACCAATTCTTTGTCCTGCTTAAGCATCTCTTTATCAGAGAAGATAGTGTAATCCATTTTGTATGAATTGAGATGCCCAGGTAATTATCCCGGGCACCTGGTTAATAAAGGTTTATGCAACTTGTTCTGGTTTGAGGACTTTCTTTCTGAAGTCCTCGTATGCTTTAGCAGCAGCCTTGAATTCCTTGGAGTTCTGGTCCTTGATACGAGCCATTGCAAGTTCCAATCGATGGAGTTCGTTTCGAGTTTGTTGTCTCCATTTCTTCCGGGCCAAAGTATCCGTAACATCTTTTGGGTATACGTATTTTACTTCCCGGTTCGAGATTACCTTTTCGATAATGGAT